AAAAAAAATAATAATAGAATATATATATATATAGATAGGGAAATATGAAAATAACATTTTGTCACAACGATTAGGTAAAAAAAGGGAAGCTTTGTGCTCCCCTTCTTTTGTCTTTAGAATGGCAAGTCCTCTGCTTCTTCTTCTGCTGATGGCTTAGGAGCAGGCTTTGCTGCAGGCTCTTGTGTAGTGGTAGCCCCACCTTTCTTAGTTGGTTCATACATATCCAACTCAACGTATGGATTGCCTGACCTACCGTTGAGAATGTTTAGGTTTACCCAACCTGCTTTCTCATAAGACTTTAAGAAGGCGATGGCTTCATCAACCTTGATTGACATTCTACCAACCACGAATGTTGGTGCATTTTCTTTTCTCTCGAAACGGAATCCGTCTGCAAAGATTTTTTCTTTTTGATTTGACATATGTTTAGTAATGTGTTGTACCTAAAAACCCCCGCACCATTTACGATGCGAGGGTGTTTTGTCTAACCTAATGGTGGTTCAATCTCATCAATGCTATTGACTTGCCTGATGCTCAGTATTCTTTCATCCTCATAGAACATATGAAAGATAGTCTTAGCTTCTTCCTCATCATCAGCGTACACGAGAGAGCCATTTACTTCTCCCGTTACTGCGTAGCATTTGATTTCTTCTTGTTTCATTTCGTCCATTAGTGTCTTTAAAGACACCCTGAGATTACTCAAGTGTCTCATCAATGTAGTGGTTCTCAATGTCCTCAGTAGGATTGGGACCGAAGTACTTGTCCCATACCTCTATAGCACGTAGCACTTTTGACTCTCCGTTCTTGATAAAGTTCTCTGATGGACGGAAGATACCAAGTTGTCCGGACGCTTTATCAATCACGTAGAATACCAATGGTCTGTTGAATAGCTTCTGATAGATGTAGCACTGAGAGTCATAGTTATACTTCTTGGCTGAGTATCTGAATGAGTTGATGTCTGATGTGGTCTTCAGGTCAATTAGCATATCATTGCACACGATGTCTGCTTTGCCTTTCCACTGATGCCCATGTATCTCAGCTACCATTGGTACCTCATACTGATTACCATCACGATAGATGTCCTCATAGAACTGAATGTTGCCACTCATCTTCTTAGTCAGTGCAGTTATCTCATCAACTTCTTTTGTCAATAGACAGAATGTTAGCTTGTGCTCATCAAGATACTCCTTGTATGCTTTGGTTGTGCGTGTTGACACATCAACTTGAGGGACATTGACTGCCTTCTCAGGCTCAAGCAATAGCTGATGGAATAGTCTGCCTTCAGCCAATGCCTTGTCGTCTTCTCTTGACTTGCCGTAGTCTTGAGGATTGTTGAGCAGCACTCCGATGTCTGAGTTAGAGAGGTAGTTCTTGCCTACCCCTCTGTAATACTCTTGGTCGTTCTTTAGGATTTCTAATATATCACTCATTGTCAGGCTTGTTAATGAGGTCCACGATTTCCTTCTTCAACTTAGCACTTATCTTGTACTTGCGTATAAGTTGCTTACCTATTTTCTCAGCACCGAGATTCTTGTTGGTCTCGATATACTTCAGGACCTTCACCCAATTCTCATCACCCTTCACGAGTTCAATAAGGGTATCACCCTGCTCTGCCTTCTTCTCTGCAGGGGCGTTGGCAGCAGTTGTCATTTCAGGAATGTCCTCACCCGTCCACAACTGAAGACCAAGACCGTGCATCGCAATAGCTTTGGTAGTGCATCTCTGAATAGCTTTGTTTACATCAACCTGAGTTACCTTCTCAATTGAGATAGCTTGGTTCTTGAAGTCCATGATTGGCAGGTAAACAATATGCTCATCTCCAAGCACCATTATACCCACCTTAACCCAAGCACTGCGACCATCTGAGAAGTAGTTCCATCCCGTAGCAGGGTCCTCATACACTATGCGTTGTGCGTGTGGATACGTGCTCTTCAGCAGTGACCATGCATAAGACCATGATAGATAGTCCGTGTTACCTTTGCGTTCAATTTTGTCCTTGATTGCCACTTCCGACAACACTTGGAATACTGATTTTGATTCTGACATATTTGATTTGATTAGATTGTTACTGATTGTTTTAGTTTGTCAACGATTGCTTTGTAGTCTCGGTCATCCTTCAGGCGCTGAGTCACCTTCTTAATACCATGAATGATAGGCGGGTGCATGGTCACGTATCCTTCATCACCAAGAAAGTTCTGAATGTAGATTAACTCCATCGGTCTTGTGCTGCACATATAGTATAGCAAGTGCCTTGCATCTGCAATGTGTCTCTGCTTGGTCTTACTGAACAACTCTTCCTTAGAGATACCGAACATCAATGCTATCCTCTCTGCGTACTGATTAAATACTTCCTTCTTCATGATAACATTGGCTTTGTTGGTTTGACTTGGTGTCTTTGAAGACACTTGTTTTTGTGTATGATTTCATTTGATTTTATTGAATTGATTCGAGGTACAAATATACATCAAGTACATTTAATGTCCAAGAAATGTTTAAAATTATTTTATTCTTTTTAGTACTTGCTTCTCCCACATCTTGTTCTCTACATCCGATAGCTTCTCCGATGTGTACTTGGTGCTCTCTTCATCTCCCTCGTGTGCATCATTGGTATCGAACATGAACTTACCTGAAGGCAGTATCTGAACACAATACCCACCCGCATAACGGACAATGTCTTTCACCTCATGATTGAAACGAGAATGGTTTACGAACTCATGTAGGTAATAACTCTTCTCCATTATTCGTCCGGTGTTTACAAAGTCATCCTTGGTAAACTCTTCTTTGTCAGACATCATCTGCATCATCATGATGTAATGCTTGTCAGGATTCTTTCTCAACTTCTGCATGAGAATCTCTGTTGCTAAAAAGTCTTTTAGTTTATTCATTGTTTTTGTTTTAGTTGTTGTTTAGTATTGGTCTTCAGCGTGGGACCATCCTTCGTTGTAAGACTCAATCATTTCCTTCTTGTGCATCTCATTAGCTACTGCTAAGTTTGTAGCCTTCTTCATTGCGAATTGCAATTGATTCATCTTGCCCTCAAGGAATTGTATGGTAGCCTCAGTGTCTTTTTTTGCGTACCACTCTACGCTATTTAGTTTTTCGTTGCTCATTGTATTTTGTCTAAAGGGTAACTTTGTTTAATTTCCATGTCAAACATGAAGTTTAGCAAACTCAATCAGTAAATCGTTCTCACTTATTCTCCCTCTTGCTTTTAAGATTTGTTTTCTAAACTCTTCTGCGGTTGGTGTTTGATTATTGTTGCTCATCTGTTGTCTCGTGCTTTAGTACTACATAAAGAAACCTACCGCAGATAGTTAGCAGTGCACACCATATTGACACCACTAAGTATACCCCTATTGGATATGGCATAGGCTCTCCCCACTTTAATATCTTGTACATCATCAACAATGAATAGATTATGTATGAAAGGTACACTACTATCATACCCCATAGTGGCAATGATATTCTCTTTAGCTTCTCACGTAGTTTGCCCTTTGGATTCACCTCATCCCACTCACTCTCCATGATTGTGTACCCGCATCTGTTGCAGTTGTGTACGTACAACCACCAAGGCTCTGTGTGCCTCACCTCTGCTGACTGAATGTCCTCGCAGTTAGGGCACTTGATTGTTTCAATGTGACTCTCCATGGTGTTAATTTATTTGCAGAACACAAGGTCCTTGAACCGAACATAGATGTTACCCTCATGAGATATTTTATCTGCTGCCGTCCATGAGTCCTGAGTAATGAATCCAAGACTGATAGAGTCCAACAATCTCCCTGCATAGATGCAAACCTTTTTGTTTGAGGTCAGTGCATAGTTGAGTTCATAGTTGCTCTCGATTGGTATGCGCATGAGAACATCTTCCTCTCCTTCCAATAGCCATACCGCTTGCAGTTCAAATAAGTTTGAATCAAAAATCTCTTGTGCTTTGTCTGATACATCAATCCAAACGTAGCCATCGTGTGATTTAATAATCTTTTCCATATGGTTTCAAATTTAATTATTACCCGTAAACTACTTCTCCAAGTACTAAGTATTGGAATACAACATCACTTGAGAATGCATCGCCATCATCATTCATCTCTGACAATAGGTATGAGATGTTCTCCTCTGAGATTTTGTTAAGCCTCTCCTGAAATGTCTCTCTGTTCAGGTACCCAAGTGGCTCACCATCCTCATCCTCAACATCATGTATCGGCACTACCAATCCCTTGTCATACACTGCCTCGAACAATCGTTCTGAGAATGCTTTGACACCATCACGTGGCACAGATGCTTTGATAAGTTTAAATGCCTCATCAGATATTGAGTACCAATAGTTGCTACCACCTTCAATGGCAGTGATGAATACGTTCTCTAATGTCTCTCTCTCTACTTTGATTTTTATGCTTAGTTCCATTGTCTTAGTCGTTAATTTTTTTGATTGTTTTGAAGTAACATATGTCCTCTACTGCCAATATCTTAGCCTCTTTAGCACCATCATAGTGCTCGGTTCTAAGGTATGTGTAGAAGTCTTCTCTCTGCTTCTTACTTAGTTGATTGTATAGGTATGCACATTGTTCGTGCATACCCATACTTTTAAACTCAACGATAGCCTTAAAGATTTTCTTGAGTGTAATCATCTTAGTTCCTTTCCTTTAGGTAATCAATGAATGCATCTACCAATGGTCTGCTACGTTCTACGTAGTTCATTGCTCGTTGCGTTGCAAGGAATAGAATCTCCTCATCTGTTAAGTTCTCTTGAATCAACTCGCCCAAGTGGCTGACCATGTTCTTGTCTTTGTCCAATGCAAAATCAGCTAATGATTTTGATAGGTTCTCTGCGAATGCGTCAATGTTTTTAATACCGAATGCATCTGTTGTTGTTTCCTCTGTGTGATTGAATTTGATTTTCATGTTTCTGTTTTTTTTAAAAGGGTTTGGCAGGTGCGGGGGGAATCGAACCCCCCTGAAACCATTCACCTTGTGTCTTCAAAGACACTATAACAAGTTGTCTACCTCTGCCTGCGTGTACCACTCGTTGCATCCTATGCAGCAGTAGTTCCCGTAGCCGTCACTCGCAAGGTCCTTGTAGCATGAAGTGCAGTATGGTATCTCGTCAATGATAGGCTCATCATCCTCTGTCTCAATGCCTGATAGGTTTGAGTATAGGTCATCGAATGACTCAAACTTTACCTGCTTATACGTGGGCTTCTCAGCAGGCAGGAACAAGTCTCTCATGGTAGTCTCCTTTTTAAATGGGTGGTGTATGTAGCCTACCTCGTATGACTCGTGCATCTCATCTCCCTCGTCTGCCATTGAATCCTTGGCAAAGTACAACCAACAAGTCACCTCTTTCTTCTTCATCGTGATGGTGATTTGCTTTCGGCAATACCAATTCGGGTGACCCTCAAGTTGGTCCAACTTACCAAGGACCGTGTCATTCACTTTGAATACATCCACCTTCACGTTGTGCCCCTTGCCCTTCTTGTCAAGCATATAAGGCAAGCCGTGTATGATAAGCGGGTACTTGTCCTTGGTTGTGCCTGACCCTACAAACTTTGAGTCAGTCAGGTATCTGTGGTAGTTGCCGTGCCCCTTCTTCAGTGTGCCGTACACTGCCACCACATGGTCCTGAAAGATGTTGTCCTTGGAATACCACACCCCGTTGCGGAATGTCCATAAGTCTCTGTTGTATAGCTGAAAGGTACGCAGCCTTGTGTTGATTGTTACGAATCGAACAAGTCTGTTCTTCTCCAACTCAGCCTTCCACTTGTGGCGTGGCACAGAATCCAATGACTCAGCCAATACTTTTGTATCGCATACATCCTTGTTGCCAAGACCATGAATGGTACCGTTCATCATCAGGTACTCATGCTTGTTTGCACCACATCTGAATGGGTGCGTATTGTCGGGACCTACCTTGCCTACCGTTGCGTATCTGAAGTGGGCAATGTACGGACGGGCAGTGTTTAGTACTGACCACTCGCTTGACTTGTGATAGCTTATCTCAAAGGTGTCAAGCCATACCACACCCAACCCGTGGGGGTTGATGCGTGATGAATTTTTTAGATACTCTGATGGTATCTCAATGTTGCGTTGTTTTACGATTATGATGCACATAGATTTGATTTGATTTTATGGCAGTGTCTTTGAAGACACAGAACCATTGTTGAACTTTGATTGTACAAAGGTAATACTATTTTTAGACATTACCAAACTTTTTTTGCAGAAAGATTTCTTCTGTCATATCTCCACTCTGTCTGATGCATGGCTCTCTCAATCGCCTCCCACTTAGTGTGGGCAAGGATTGCACAGATGAATGTCTCAAGGTGGTACACTCGGAATATATACTTACTCTCTTGCATGGCTCTCTTATTTGCAGGCGTATAGAAGTTGGGTGTAGTTATCCTCAAGGTACTGCTTGATAATTGCCTCAGCCCTCTGCTTATCTCTCGGCACTACTATCAGATAGTGATGCACACAGAACACATTGCTTGACTCGCAGGTCATTAGCTTGGTTGCTATGCCGGATTTTTTAAGCACCTTCTTAGCCTCGGTCAACTCCGCTTCTGCCACATCGGACCTGCATGGTGAGTCATCCCACATCCCCGTGTCATTGGCTCCGCACACTGCATACGTTGGCTCTTCATACCCACGCATCCCGTCTATGGATTTCCAAACCTTGGTCTGTATCCAAGCAGTCAATGCCTCTTCATCATTCACAATAGGACGAGGAAGATTGGTCTGTATTTGTATCCACTCCCCGTCCCACTCTTCTCCATTGAGATACCATACCTTTTTCTTTTGGCATATCCTGAAGTTTGCCAATGCCCCTATTCCATTGAGTCGTTCCATGGTGGTCTTTGTCTGCCATCCGCAGTTGGTTATCCATAACTCATCGCCTCTCCACTCTACTATTTTGTTGTCGAATAGGTATAGTGCACTGCCATCTGTCATGGTGTTGTCTACTTTCTTTATCTCTCCTCTCAGGAAAGCTTCTGCCATTGTTATAGTTATCTGTCTCATATTACCAATTGTTTTGATTTTGAATGCGTGATTTGTTTAGTTTGAATGCAGCCTTGCATCTGTCTTCTACCTGCTTGTCCTTGAATGCACCGAATGGAACGAACCCTCTATAGGTCCCGAATCTCCCACCGTATGTGCTCACCTGAACTATCTCTTGCAATAGTTCCATCTGCTTAGGGTCATTGGTGCTGATGACATTGGATACCATGATAGTGGAAAGTTGTCCGTATCTGTCAGTGCCTTCTGTTTGGTAGTGGTATACCATCTGTTCAATAATTTCGTTACGTGTCATTGTCTTTGTCTTTAGGTGTTGTTGTTGGTTGTTATTACTTGTCTGCTTTGTATCTTAGATACGCTATACCGAATGGTATGATTACGAATGTGAATGCGCAATAGATGATTACTTGTGGTGTCATATTATTTTCTGTTTGTTGTTTTAAAGTAAGTGATAGTAGCGGTCAACTCATCCTGCTCAAGCATGGACTCAGTCTCAAGCCAATTGAAGAAGCCTGCTCTCTGTCCCTGCATACCCTCGGATAGGTTGCTGAATAACTCACGGGCTTGCTTGTGCTGCCCATTCACCTTGCTCTGCAAGATGTACCAATAGTAGTCTTCGATAGTCTCGAAGCCATAACTCTGAATGTTTTTTATCGTTACCATGTTAGTTGTTAATTATTTCGTTGTAGTATTGCTCTGCACTAAGGTCATCATTCATATCATTGAATGCTCTGATTATCTCTTTCTTGTGCATGGCTTTAGCTTTTTCAAGTATCTCTTGCTGATTCAATTCTGTAGCATAGCCTGCTGCAAGATTGCTCATTTGGTTATACAACCACTCAATGCTATTTAGTTTTTCGTTACTCATGATTAGTTCTTTTTACAATGTCGGTACAAAGGTAGTACAATTAAAGTACATATGCAAATTTATTTTAAAATTATTTTTATAGCCAATACTGATGCGTGTTTCACTGATACCTGACCCACTCCCGAACTCCCCTTTCTGATGTAGTATAGTCGCTTGTCCTCACTCAGTGTTGCCCACTGCTCGTACATATCCAATGGCAGACGGGCAATGGGCTTCTCTATGCGTATCAAGTGTATGTTTGTATGCTCTATCATACCAAGTTGGTTAATGCATACTCAATAGCTGCTTCTACTGCTTCTGTTGGGGTTTTATATCCTAACAATCTACCTTTTATAGAACCTGTTGAGTCTTGTATAGACCCAATAAATAATGTCCCATTGTGGTACGAATAAACCCACACACCATGCTTCTCATACATCCACATGATAGCTTGCGCTATGGTAGGGGCTGAAGTATAATCTCCTTCTTTTATGTATTCTTTTGGGTATACCCGTGTCTTATCAGAATTATGATATACACCTGCAATCCCCTCTTCATTAAACCCTTTTGATTTTAGCATCTCTGCTATCTTGAAACTTACTTCTGTATTCATGTCTTAGAATGTTAGGTATTGTGTAGGTAATATGCCATACTGAAGGCATAGGTTTATGATTACGTGCTCCTTGTTCGTGTAAATGATAGCGTCATACTCAGCCCTCACCCCATCAATGTAAACTTGTGCGCTTTCATAGGCGTTGAACATCTTGATTTTAATTGTCTCATCAAAATCAGGAACACATACAACCCAATGTATGGTGCTCTTCTCATTGTTGTTTTGCTCTGTCATATCTGTTTTGTTTTTGGTTTTACGTTTCATCCTTTTGGAATCATCAGCAAGAGCACTCACTCTTGTACGTGGGGCAGTGTCTTTGAAGACACCACCCCGTCCAACACCACATCGGACCTTATCTTTTAGTCAAAGAACTGACCCCATATGGAATCGTCCTGCTGCCACCCCTCTGCAGGGGCAGGGAACACCATCCATGTAAGTGCATCATTGATAGCCTCACTCACCGTTGGCTCATGGTCCCAATCTTTTAGGTATACTGAACCCTGACTCAGTTCATCCCATACGTAGTTGTTTGCATCGCATGAATAAAGTCTCGTCCCGTAGTACGTGCTCACCCAATTGTCCCCGTTATGATGCAGGGATACCACATCCCCGTCCTCAGTGATTACATCAAACCCGTCATCAGCACCATTTATGTTTACCCTATACTTCATCTTGCACCCCCTTGTAATAGTGTCTTGAAGCCTCTGTAAACATCTCTCTTGTAGGCTTGAGTCGTGTAGTCAAATGTGCCCTGCAGTAGCAGTGTAGTAATGCTGCAGAACCTTGTCTCTACCTGACGCAGTACCTCGTCAAAGGTCTTGCCCTCAAACAGTGCCTGAATTACTTGCTCACGTGTGCTCACGTGCGGGTTGTCGAATGTGCCGTTTGCTTTCGCAGCTATGTGCGCATCAGCAATGGCTTTAACTTGTTTTGAAATACGTTGTGTCATATATGTTGTTTTTTAGTTTGTTGTTTCGTCCTTTTGGACTCGTCAGAGTGGACTCACATCCACTTACAACGGGCAGTGTCTTTGAAGACACCTACCCTTGGTGCTCAGTAGTTAGTCAATAACCACCTCACATTCCGTTCCTCGTGGAACTCAGTGTAGACAAGGTTCTTGCCGTACCTTTCGATGCTATCTTCAGTACGTGGGTTTCTCCAAATGGTCACCTCCTTGTGCCCATTGCATACCTCCTTGAAGTTCTCCCAATCAAGTTCGAACTTGTTTCTGTTGAGATAGTTCTCCAACTGCATAGCCTTTGGCTTGCCGTGGATACCATCGAAGCTTACTCTGTAGTGACTCATGTCATCGTGAATTTTGTGTACCATATGTTGTTTTTTTTAGTGTGTTGTTTTGTTGTTTCGTTCTTTTGAACTCATCAGGAGGAACTCGCATTCCCCGACAACGGGAGCAGTGTCTTCAAAGACACCACCCCCATGCCCCCCGTCAGAAGGGCATATGTCGCCATCCATGGTTTCTGTGCGGGTCAAGGACCGATACAATGCTCTCGTGTATCTTACCCGTGTTGATGAAGTGCTGATAGTGCTTTGCCTTCTCAAGACGCAGGTCGCAGGCTGCAGCATCGTTGCCGTACATTGAAAGAACTATCGGACGGATTCGCTTCAGAAAGGAAGGAAAACTTGTCGGGCTATTGAACGCAGTGTCCATGAGTTCGTAGCACAATTCATACCTGCGAAAGCACTGCTTCACTGACTCAAATTTGCTCACGATACGGAACTCAACCGCACCTTGTGCCTCACGACCATAGCCAAAGGTCTTCTCAAGTGCAAACTGATACCTTGTGCCATTGCCCTCGTAGCAATTCGGTCCATTGTACCAATTCTCATTGTCGGGCTGCATACGCAAGTTGTGACCGCAGTACCTATTCGAGATACGACTCTCGTACAAGGCAAGCAGGATGCCTGCATATGCTCTCAATTTTACCCTCATCTCATCACTTGATAGGTCCTTGCAGGTCAAGGTGATATGACCACCGCACCTGCGGTCCGCAGGGCTATAGCGAGAGTCAATAATTTTCTCAGCCTGCGTAAACATCTCGTACACCTTGTTGCGCCACTTGCCTTCGGGCAGTAGGGGTAAGATGTTTGTCACTGCCTCATAGCCACATGACCCGTCACGTTCAAACCCCTGCAGCAGTGGGTATTCTTGTACCGCACCCCTATGGAAAGCGTTTTTCTCAATCTCATACCCAATGGTAAACTTGCTCATAAACTCGTCCTGCACTCTCAAAATTGCCTTGCTGCGGTCAATGGCTTTGAGTCCCATTACATCGGCAGCAAACTTGCTGACATTGTGCTTGAGGGCACTTGGCTTTCTGTGGTAGCTTTGAACTACGCTGCGGTCATAGTCACCCGTAATTTCGTACTTGCGACCTTCTTTTAATTCTTGGAATGTTGTCATATCTGTGGTGTTTTTGTTGGTTTTTTGTTTGCGTTTCGTCCTCTTGGACTCATCAGCAAGGGCACTCACCCTTGGACGCGAGAGGTGTCTTTAAAGACACCCCCCATAGTGCTTACCTCGCCTCAATGGCTGCCTTCAAGAACTCAAGCGCCATATTGATTTCATAGGCAGTATTGCTGCTCACCAAAGTGCCGTCTTGTTGCACTCTGATGCTCACATTTTTGCCCAATCCAAGGTCCGCTGCCTTGAAAGCAAAGGGCAAAATAGTGGGCACTTGCACTTCCACTGCTGCAGTTGTGTCTTCGCCTTCCTCTTGTCCATCGCCTTCGCCCTCACCTTTTCCGCTGCCTTCGGTTTCACCTTGGGCACTTGCCTTCACCCACTTGTGCAGTCCCTCAAGAGTTCTGTTTGGCTTATCGCCTGCAGCCTCAGCCTCATCGCACTTTGCGTTGAACAAGGCAATTGTTTCTGCAGGTAGTTTGCCTGCTTTGTTCACCTTGCTGAAGTAGCTTTTTTGCCACCCAAAAACTTTGTTTGCGAAATCCTCTGCGGTCCATGTCACCCCCTCTTCACGGAAGATAGCCTTGCCTTCCTCAGATTGGAACCAAGCATAGGCTTTGGATACCAATACAGATAGCGCAATTGTCTTGGTGAACTTCTGCTTCTGTGCATTGGTCTCAGCACGTAGTGCGCTGCGGATTTCAGTAAGGCAAAGACCTTGTTTTACTTGTGGTAGGCTTAGAAGTGCCTGCTCGATTTGCATTAAATTACTCATAGTGTGTTGATTTTCAGTTAGTTAGTTAGTTTTTAGTGCCTCGGTTTCCCTCATTGGCGACACGAAGATAGTATAATTTTCGTACAATACAATACCCAAGGCAAAAATATTTCAATTTTTTTTTCATGCCTTGTTTGTACATGGGTTGAACTTATGTTGTACCTGCATTGTTTGGGCTGCTCGAAGCACTATCTTTTATTACAGATTGCAGGCAGTGGGCAAAGGGCTAAGAGATGTCTCTCTGTCTCTTGTGTGTTCTGATACCCTACAGATAGTGTCTTCAAGGACACCATAGGCAGGCGCAAGGTGCTGCTTATTCATTCATCCATGCAGGCAGGCAGTGCGGACGGACGGACGGCAGGCAGTTAAGCCATAGGCAGCAGGCAGGTAAGCAGGCAGCAGGTCCGATACCATACACATAAGGCAGGCAGGCAGTGCTGCGGGGGTGCTGCGGGAAAAAGCCAAAAAGTTGCAGGTGCGCAGGCGAAAACAGACCCCCCACCCTTGACCGAGGGGGTGGCTTCCCCACGGGGGGTGCGCTGCGTATTTTGCAGTAGAGCCCTAAACCTCTACTTATCTAATATTTTTTTGTAACTTTGTAAAAACAATTCTATGAAAAAGAAGGTATTAGGATTTATAGGTCAGCCGGGGTTGACTGTAAAGAATGGTCGCTTGATAAATAACTTGCCTGATGGCACTATGGGTATACAGGCAGCAGCTGATGCGAGGAAGGCACGTAAGCGGGAGGAGAAGATTGGTATGATGGTAGAGGCGGATGTACGTGCGAGTATGAGGGAAAGTATGCTTGGGTTAGAGAGTTAATCTCTAATTTCATTGTATTTCTTTGGGATATATGTTGGAGAGGGCAGCGATGCTCTCTTTTTTTTTGGGTTGTGTTTTGGGTGGTTTGGTATACTTTCTAATTTTTATGTTCTATTATCGACATTACTAAACCTATTTTAATGCTTATTATTTATTTCTAACTTATTGATTATTAATATTAATGTTAAAAATGTCAATTTTAAAAGAAGTTTGTTACTATAAAAAAAAATAAATAAAGGAGGAGAGAGAGAGAGAGAATAGGGAAAGTAAAGAAATGTCATTATGGTTTTCATGTTAAAGGTTTTATATTTGCACATCACTTAAATTAAATCACATGATGGATGGTACAATTGGTTATTCACCAAAGGACTTGCACTTCAGCGAGGAAGGTCGTAAGAAATTAGTAAATGGTATTTCAAAGATTGCGGGTGCGGTAAAGAGCACATTGGGACCGAGGGGTAACACTGTGTTGATAGAGTCACCTTCACACACGGGCGGTATCACTGTGACCAAGGACGGGGTAACGGTAGCTAAAGCTATTGACCTGATGGACCCGGTAGAGAACCTTGCGGTAAGAATGGTTAAAGAGGCAGCGGACAAGACTGCGAACTCAGCGGGTGATGGCACGACAACTGCCATTGTGTTGACTGAGGCGATTGTGAAATCGGGGGACCAATTGATGGACTCTGAGACGAACAGAACGATTGTGTTGCGAGAGATAGTGGACATAGGCAATAACATCTTGGAGAAGTTGAGCAAACGCCATGTCAAACTGACGGAGAAGACATTGTTGGATGTAGCTACTATATCGGCAAATAACGATAAGTCTATTGGTGAGATTATTGCCAAGGTGTACAATGAGATTGGGGAGAATGGTATTGTGACGGTAGAGAAGTCGCAGACCACTGAGACATATGCTGAGAGCACACATGGGTTCAAGGTTCAGCGTGGGTACTACTCACCGTTGTTCATCAATGACCACAAGAAGGACGAGTGTGTGTATGAGGATGTGATGGTGTTGGTCAGTGACGCTGAGATACACAACTTGCTGCAGATTGAGCCGGTGTTGAAGCCAATCATTGCAGAGGGTAAGAAGTTGTTGCTTATTGCGCCATGCTCAGTGAACGTGGTGAATACGTTGGCAGCGAATGTGGTGAAGAACAATTTGAAGCTATGTGCGATTGAGCCACCACAGTTTGGTTACAAGAAGCATGAGTTGATGCAGGACATTGCATTGTCGGTTGGTGCCAAGTACTTCTCTGAGAAGACGGGTGATGACTTGAGCATGATAACGTATGCTGACCTTGGTCATGCTGCGAAGATTATCGTTGACTCGAAGAGCACTGTGATTATAAACTCTGAGTTCAGAACGGACCATGAGGAGTTGGACAACAGAGTTGCTCAGTTGTGGGACGCACACAAGACCGCTACCAAGAAGCACGACAAAGACTTTATCCTTTCACGCATTGCCTCATTGACGGGTGGTGTAGGTGTGATTCATGTTGGTGGCAATACTGACATTGAGCAGAAGGAGTTATATGACCGAGTAGATGATGCGGTGTGTGCCGTAAGGTCTGCTCTTGAGGAAGGCATACTACCGGGTGCAGGTAAGGCATTGTTCGAAGAAGCTTTGAGCATTGTGCCTGAAGAGGGTGACACGAAGGAACGTGAGCAGGCGAAGAGAATACTTCACGCCTCATTGCAGATTCCGTTGATTCAGATATTGGTAAACGCAGGTCTGAAGTTGGAGGATGTGTATAGCGAGAGTGACATTCCAAAAGAAGGGTATGGCTACAACGTGGTAACGGGAGAGAGAGGGAACCTAATTGAGATGGGAGTAATTGACCCCGTGAAGGTAACACGTTCAGCACTGCAGAACGCCATCAGTGTGGCAACAACAATTCTATCAACCAACGCTATCATCACGATGGCGAGAGCATACGATACAAAATGATAAAGAGGGTCCATAAATTCACTGTAGTGTGTGACAAGTGCAATGCTGATGCATCTGAGATTGCGGGGTTTAGTTTATTCTCAGATAAAAGTTTTGCTGAGGACATAGCAGTAGACGCAGGTTTCATCAAAAAAGGTGACGAGCATTACTGTCTTGACTGTCAGTACTACGAGGACGAGGACCAACTACCAACAACTGCAGACAATGATAGCGATAGGTAAAAACATAATCGTCAATGACATTGACGAAGAGATAAAAACAGAGTCGGGGCTTCTGCTATCAGCAGAGGATGCCCGTGGATTCAGGTATAAGAAGGCTACTGTGGTGACACCGGGTACTGATGTGACGGTGATTAGCGCAGGAGATGAGATATACTACGACAAGTCACACTCGTATACGATGGTTATCGGAGATACTCCGTACACAATCATTCAGGAGAGGGATGTCGTTGTTGTTTCAAGTAGGCATTCATCTCTTTAATGAACTCTCTGTATCTTGCATCAGTGTAAGATACATTCTTTGCGAACATAGAGTTATTTGATTGGCTGACGGGGATTTCTTCCCCGTTCAGTTTTTTATAAATAGCCCCAATTACACGCTTACCCTTGTAGGATACTTGGTATAGTGACTTCTCTTTGGTCTTTTGGTTGTACTTTCTGAAGCATGAAATCCAATCATCACGTAGAAGTTTGTTGAATCGGTTCTTATCCCAAGACAATAGGGTATTAAACTCATCAAACTTGTCTTTGCCGAAGTATTGTTCGGAGTATAAGAACAGTAAGATGTCAAGGTCCCCCTGTGTCAGACCGTATTTAGCCTTTACATAGTACCTGATAACTCTCCAATACTTGAGATAGTCGAATGATGGGGTGTTTCTTTTAGAAGCCATTAGATTAAATTTATTACTTTTGTACAAAGTTACCATAATGGCAAAGGAGAATCAACCAAAATCAGAGGAACAGTTGTCAAAACCTGCACCTAATTCACCATTAACGGCTAATTTAGCTGCTAACTTGAACGAGATTGCCTTCAGAAACTCTCAAATTAAGCAGATGATGGGTGAAAATCCACTGTTAAAGAAGCAATTAGGCAACCGTGGAAGGTCCGCAAACCGCAATCAAGCGGGGGATTCTGTGGGTTTATCAGGTCTTTCAAGGCTTGGAAGTGCCCCTGAAATGCCAAGTGGGTACTCTAAAAAGAAAAGATAATGGCAGATAAGAGTAAAATGAAGTGTAACGTGCCACGTTCTTCTGACCGTCCGGGTAAGAAGATGATGGTGAAGGCTTGCTCAGGTGGTGAGGAGAAGCTATTGCACTTTGGTGCCAAGGGATACGGGCACAATTATTCTACTGCTGCACGTAAAAGCTTCAAGGCTCGTCATAGTTGTGACACTGCAAACGATAAGTTGACTCCAAGATATTGGGCTTGTAAGAAATTATGGGCAGGTCCGGGTGGGTCAACGCAGTCATCACCAAAATCAAAGCGAGGTAAGTACTAATGAAATCAGATAAGCATTCTTGGAAGAGCAAAGGTCACTACCTGAAGGATGGGACCGAGTGGTCGGGTACACAACACGCACACAATGGGAAGGTAATGACGGGCAAGTCACACACACCTGCGAGTAAAAACCTTTACCACTTCATGGAGTTGAATTCTACTGCTAAGAAAAAAGTTCTATCAAAGAAAAAGTAATGGCTATCAAAGACGCTTGCTACAAAAAGGTAAAAGCACAGTACGATGTTTTCCCATCGGCACGTGCGTCACAAGCTATTGCTAAATGTCGCAAGGCTTCGGGCAATGTTCGTAAGACTGAGGCAGGTACATCACTGAAGAGATGGCAGGATGAGAAGTGGGTTGATACCCGTACAGGTAAACCATGTGGTGGTGGTGGCAGCAATGAGTATTGTCGTCCATCCAAGAGAGTGTCTTCAAAGACACCCGTAACGAAATCAGAGTTGAGTCCATCAAAGCTTGCAGCTAAGAAGGCTGAGAAGTCGAGAGTGGGCATGGGAAGCAGAGTGTCTAACATTAATAAAAAAAAATAGATAACTTTGCACTAACGAAAGTCAAAATTTAAAACCAAAAACAATACCATGAAAAAGATGATGAACCCCGGCATGATGGCTGCAAAGAAAGCAGTAGCAAAGAAAGTTGTTAAAGGCGCTGCTAAGAAAGCAGTAGGCAAAGCGGTTGCTAAGAAAGCAGTTGCTGCAGCTAAGAAGATGTACTAATAACAACTTCAACCATGATGAAAGTAAATGGCATTGGGGTTACTCTTAGCAAAGACATTGCTAAGAATAAATCTAACGTGATGAATAAGATGGGCAATAAGAAAGCCCTGATGAGTAAGTCAACCTGCAAAGGTTTGAATGACCCATGCATCATGAACGGAACAGTAGGAAAGCAACTTAGCAAGTTAATTTCTAAGTAACAAGTATGAAACTAAACGAAGAAAGTAAGGGTCTTGGAGATACCATAGAAAAGATTACTACCGCAACGGGAGTAAAGAAGGTCGTTGATACTGTGGCGAAAGCAGTAAAGAAAGACTGTGGATGTGGTAAAAGAAAAGATACACTCAATCGTATGTTTCCTTATCAGCAAAAAGAAAACAATTAAAAGAAATGGCGTATCAAAAATTACAAGCCTATAGGGCTGCAGCAGTTATACCAAGTGACACAAGTGACATTCCAAGTGTTTCCAACCAAGATGGTAGCGGGAACAATGGTTGTGTTATTTATGTGGGTGGTGCAGGCAACCTTGATGTTACTACCGCAGGTGGTGACCGTGTGACTTTCACAGGCTTGTTAGCCGGGCAGTTCGTGCCTGTTCAAGTTGTAAAGGTTTGGGCAGCGGGTACATCAGCTACAAACTTATTAGCACTTTGGTAAGATGTCAGGATTAATAATAGCTATAGGTAACTTTATAAGTGGTGCTACTACAGGTGGTGGTGCTCCACCTTCTCTTACAAATTTTTTACTTTGGAAGACACCTACAGATAGAATATTAATTAGTGCATCAGGTTCAGATAAGCTTATTTGGAAATAAAAAAAATAAAACGAAATGGCAGATTTAACCATATTTCAACTCACACAAATATTACCGGGTGCAGTAGATAGTGCTGCTGACTTAGTTCCATTGTGGGATAATAGTGCAACAGAGACTAAAAAAATAACAGTAGCCGACCTTAAAACTGCATTAGGCTCATCTGTATTAGCAGATACTAATATATTTGTTGGTAACGCATCAAACGTAGCCACTTCAGTAGCACTAACATTAAGTGGTACAGGTGGAGCATTTGGTCTTGCGAATACAGGTGTGTTAACAATGCCTAACGCAAACGCATCTACTCGTGGCTTACTTGTTTCTGCTGATTGGACCACATTCAATAATAAGCTTACAAGCACATTAGCAGATGGGAACATCTTTGTGGGTAACGCATCAAACGTAGCTACTGCAGTAACATTGTCATTAAGTGCTACAGGTGGAACATTCGGTCTTGCAAATACAGGTATATTGACAATGCCTAACGCAGATGCATCCACTCGTGGATTGCTCACTGCTGCTGATTGGAATACATTCAATAGTAAGTCTACTATAGCAGATTGGACTTCCGGTTTTGGTAGTGGTACACAGGCGACATCTACTTGGTCTTCTACGAATGCTGCTGCAAACGTAAATGCTGCAATCATACCAAAGGGAACGGGTGCATTTTTATTAGACTTACCTGATGGTACTGCCACAGGTGGTAATGCTCGTGGAGCAAGCGCAGTTGATTTGCAACACGTAAGAAGTGCTGCTACTCAAGTTGCATCAGGAGCAAATAGTGTTATTGGTGGTGGCTTAAATAATACATCTGCAGTAGGACAAGGTGTAGTTGCAGGTGGTACTACAAATATAATTACTGCAGGAGCATCTTCTTTTATTGGAGGTGGCTCTGCAAATACTATAAACTCAGCAGCAACAGGTTTATCTTTTATTGGTGGTGGTGATACAAATACAAATGCAGGTATATATACTTCAATTGTAGGTGGTCAACAGAATACGGTGAATGCTTTGCAATGGGGCTTTATCGGTGGTGGATTTTCAAATCAAATCACAGGTAATGGAAACGTAGTTGTAGGTGGATATGACAATACAGGAAATGGAACTTATAGTTTTGTAGGTGGTGGAGAAACAAATAACCTTGCTTCAGGTTCTTATGCTACATTAGTAGGTGGTCAAACAAACTTAGTAAGTGCGAATTGGGGCTTTATTGGTGGTGGTTTATCAAACCAACTTAACGAACAATTTACATCTATAGTAGGTGGTAGAAATGCAAACGCTACATTGTATGGTATGCAAGCGTATTCAGCGGGTCAATTCTCTGCACTTGCTGATGCTCAGATGGCTACCATTCAAATGCGTAGGCTGATTACAGGAACAGCTATTGCTGATTTGTTTCTTGATGGAGCAAGTGTATTGGCTATTCTTCCTGCTACCAATACACTATGGATGGCACGAGTTCAGATTGCTGCTATATGCACAAACGTAGGTGGCGGTTCTACATTAGTACTTGGAGCATCTTATGTAACTGAAAGACACGTTGGAATAAAAAGATTAAATACAACTACATCTTTAGTTGGCACGGTTCAAACTATAGGTGCTGCACAATCAGATACTACCATGAGTACATCTGCGGTTACTATTACTGCTAACGATACTGATGAAGCATTGAGGATTCAATTTACCCCACCATCAACCGCAGGTGCGTCAAGCACAATCAGAGTTGTTGCAACTATTCAATTAACACAAGTTAAATACTAATAAAATGGCTATTCAAATTAATACCAATGTAGAAACCGCTGATGGTTTTACGGTTCAACCATTCTGTTATCTATTGATTCAGATTTACAATCCCGGTATATCAAGATGTACTGTTCAATATTATAAGTCTGAGCAAGACTTTAATAATGGAAAGTCATCTGTTATGATTCCAACTCTACCGTCTTTAGTGGATTTAGGTTTGACATCTCAAGAATTTTGGGGAGTTGAATTGGCTACCGTAATTCACGATAAATGCGTAACTGCTATTGAGGAAGTGACGGGACCTGCAACCTGCACTGTAATATCTTTGTAACTACATGAAAGAGTTTCTGATTAGCATAGGTCTGAACGTAGGATTAGCAGTAAGTGGCTTCTTTGGTTCATTGCTTCTTGTTGGAAAACAAAAGGGCAAGGATGTTAGAGAGCAAGTGTTCTCTGTAATAGGTGGAACAATGAGTGCTAACTATCTTACTCCTGTAGTTATTGATTTACTCGGAGTGAAAGGAGAGTCTTTGAAATATGGCTTTGCTTTCGTAATAGGTTTTGGTGGATTGAAGATAGTAGAACTCGTGTATGAGAAATATATATCTAAATTAAAATCAGGCAAAAATGATAATCCTTAATCTCTTAGCGAATATTGTATTGACAATATCCGGAATGCTTTTCTTTCTACAGTTGTATGGTAAGGATTCTTCTATTGTACATAAGTGGAGTTTTGCATCTCATTGGACATTAAAGTTTGGACTCTCTGCTTTTGTTGCGGGTTCTTTCTTAAATGTATTGACATTCAGTCATGCGCCATTTACTGAGGTATTGATGAATGTAGGTCTTGCTGCTATCTTTACATGGGCAGTTATATTCCACTACAAGATATTCAACAAGCATGGCAAAGAAGAGTAAGGTATCTGAGGTAAAGTCTTTTCAATCAAAACCTAAGAAGACTCGCAAGGGCGTACACGCAAAGACAAAGACAAGTAAAAACAAGGGTAGTCAAAACTATCAGAAGCCATATAATAAACAAGGAAAATGAACATTAAGCAAATACCATTTGGTGCTGCTCATTACTTTAATGAAGAGATACCAAAGAGACAAATCTATTTACATCATACTGCGGGTAATGACAATGCAGCGGGTGTGTTTAAATATTGGGAGCAAACTACTGAACGTGTTGCGACTTGTGTTGTAATTGATTCTCAGGGATTAATTGCACAAGGATTCTCATCTGCAAAGTGGGCATATCACTTGGGCGTTGAGACTAAAGTATTCAACAGTCAAGGTCTAAGATATGAGCCATTGGACAAGTTGTCAATTGGAATTGAACTTTGCAATTGGGGTGCTCTTACTAAAGTAGGAGAAGGAGAAGATGCGAAGTACATAAACTATGTAGGTCGTGAAGTTCCTGCAGACCAAGTTACTGAGTTAAAAAACCCATACAAAGGTTTCAAATATTGGCATAGCTACACAGATGCTCAGATTGAATCTGTGAAAGAACTATTGCTTCTTTGGAGTGACAAGTATAAAATACCATTGGATTACAATGAAGACATATGGGGATTGACTGCTCGTGCATTATCTGCTCAACCCGGTGTTTATACTCATAACTCTGTTCGTAAGGATAAGACTGATGTATATCCGCATCCCAAGTTGATTGAGATGTTAAAGTCATTGACTGCTAAAGAACCTATATTGGTTGGCGAGTCAAAATCTGCAGCGAAGGAATCAACTCCTAAGAGCAGTGCAAAGAATAAAAAGTAATCTGCTTTTTTTACTGATAGGTGTAATAGGGGCATGGGCATTGTTAAAACAGTGCTCATCTCCTATTGCTCCAAAAGTTAAATATATCCCCGCAGATTCCATACCCTATTTAGTCTATAAGGGTATGCCTATGCCATACGCAGTTTACTATCCTGACACGGTTCCTAAGTATGATACCGTTTGGAATTCGGGAGATACTCAGTATGTGCTGATTCCGATTGATACGAATGCTATTCTAAAAGATTACTATGCTAAGGTCAAGTACATTGACACAGTAAAGAATGACAGTAGTGCTTTGATTGTACTGAATGAATTGGTATTTAGGAATAGGATATTCAGCAGAGAGATAGTATTTCAGAACAGAGTAAGTACGGCTATCATTAAAGAGCCAAGTAACGCTTTGGTATTCGGAGTGGGTGGTACTATAAATGGATTGGACGCATCAATAGGGTATAGGCAAAGCAGAAACACTTTCAATCTAACTTATTCAGGCTTAGGTTTAGGTGTCAGATACCAACGTGAGATAGGCTTAAACAAGTCATCAAAAAAATAATTACCTTTGTGCTACATAATAATCAAATCAAATGGCAAAAACAATTAAAATGAATCCGGAAGCAAACGCAAATCAGTTGACTGAAGCAGAATTAATCAAGACTCAAACTATGCAAAATGATTTCAATAAGTTGAAGTCTCAGCTTGCAGACGCAGAGTTGCAGAAGCATTCTATACTTAGACAGATTGATTTTTTGAGAGAAGGATTTGCAGACCATGAGCATCACTTAATCTCCAAGTATGGTAAGGATGCTATCATCAATATCCAAACAGGAGAAGTAACAAGAAAAGAAAATGGCTAAGATTAGTACATACCCAATTGACACCAACGTAAGCCTCAGTGATAAACTGATTGGCACAGATAGCGATAACAACAATGAAACCAAGAACTTTACTATTAGTTCATTAGCTGCTCTTTTGTTATCTCAGCTTAATGTAACATTAGTTCTATCTTCTCAAGAAACTTCAAATCAATTACCTGCAGGATTAGATACCCCATTGCAGGTAACATTTGGTCCTGCGCAGGGAACAGTTTCATCTCCTGTTCAGTTATTATCTGATGGTTCAATTGTGTTTAATCAAGCCGGGCTTTATTTATTCAATGGGTTTGCAAACTTTGAAAGACAAGGTTCATCGGGAGGAAGTACTGTTACGTTATTCAGAGGTTTAAAAAATGGCACTCAGATAACTTCCACAAAAGGTGTTGAGTTAAATGAGACAGGTACTTTTTTCCCTTATGACCTAACTATCCCATTTGATGCAGAAGCAGGTGATATACTTACTTGGGAAATCATGAGAGATAGTTCAGGAGTAAATGGCGGTGGATTGTATGCCCACACAAACTTAGGTGGGTGGAGTAATGTTCCTGCAGTAGAAGTAGCTATATGGAAAATAGGATAATCAAATCAAATTTATATGGACATCAGAAAGATTTCCGTGGGTCCCGACTACAAGAACGGGGCAATGCATTATATAGTTGGGCAGAAGGTTCTTAACGAGACACAAGAGATACATCTCATCAAGTACGATGATGATAAGAAGTCTATCAAGATTTACATCATCAATGAAAAGAATGAAATAGTTCTGTGGAAAGAGTTTAACGATACCGTTCCTGTATCTATTGAGTACAATATCAATATATGATGCAGTCGCCATTCTACTTTATAGCACGACCACTTAATAGCAAAAGATATAACAACACTAAGGATGTATCCGGTGTTGACTTTATCTTTAATACATCTGAAGAAGACCATAGGTTTTCAAATAGAGAAGCAGAAGTAATTGAGTTACCGTTGGGGTATGATGGTCCAATAGGAATAGGCGATACACTTCTTGTACACCATAACACATTCAAGTTCTACAATGATATGCAGGGTAGAAGAAAGAGTGGTAAGAGTTTCTTTAAGGAAGACTTATTCTTTATTGAGCCTGACCAATTCTTTTTATACAAGAAAGATGGCAATTGGAATGCATACGACAGATACTGTTTTGTGAAACCAATTGCACCTGAAGAATCATATATCAAGAAGCCAACTACATATGAGCCATTGATGGCTACAATGGTATATCCGAATGATATGCTATTATCCAAAGGAGTCAATCCGGGAGATAAGGTATGCTTTCAACCTGATAGCGAGTATGAGTTTTATGTCGATGGAGAGAAACTCTATCGTATGTTCGACCATCAAATAACAATCAAACTATGAATTTAATCGTATTAGACAATGTATTAGTAGACCCATCTTCATATGTGCGTGACGCACTATCATATGGGTTTGAGGAAATCTTTGATGCTGACAAAGTATTCAAAGGTATACAACAGAGAAGTGATGACGAGTTTCAGCATTTCATTGAGAACTATTTCTTATGGAGATATGAGGTAGTATACAACTTCATAAGACAATCACCGCATGGGCAAGAGGAACCAAACTTCATCCACACTGATGAGATGATGGGAGATTTAATTGCGTTGCTATATTTGAATGAATCACATCCTGAAGACGGTACCATTCTGTATGATGAGGACGGAGAAAAGATGTGTTCTATTCATATGAAGTTCAACCGTGCAGTTATATTTGGGACACGTTATCCTCATTCACGTGCTTTGCTTGAGAACTTTGGGACAGGTGATGACTCTCGTCTTGTTCAGGTATTATTCTTAAAACATAATGCTGATGATGGACCCCAAGGAACTACGTAAGAAAGTTATTGCTGCAGGCTATGTAGCAGTAGAGCAACTCATCAAGGTTGCTAAAGAGGATATTATAAAAGAAGATTTCGATGATGATTTAGCTGCAGACAAGTTAAAGAATGCAGCAGCATCTAAAAGGTTGGCAATCTTTGATGCTTTTGAAATCCTTGCAAGATTAGAAGCAGAAGAGAGCATATTGGAAAACAATGGAAAAGGAATCGAGAAAGTTGAATCAAAGCAAGGATGGGCAGAACGAAGGGCACGATAATGCTTTGTGCTATGTCGTTCATGACTACATACCTAAGAACGCAGTAACAAATAAAAATCGTAATCGTAGTTGGGTGTATGGCTATGACCCACAATATGATGTTGTTGTTATTTCAAAGACAGGTCAAATTGGTCAGATAGTAAACATAGCGGGTCTTTACATAGCGTTACCATTGGCTCCTGAAAAGTGTCTTCAAAGACACACTAAAGCAGCAGAGCAATATTGGGAGAGAGAAGAACTTCCAACTCCATTAGCTAAAATAAACTCAATCTTTCAATGGAATGAGATGCCCAATGATTTCAAGAATCAATGGGTTGATTACATTGAGCAAGCGTTTAATCGAAGAGAAGAAGGCGCTTGGTTCATGAATAATGGTGTTCCTACGTATATCACAGGAGCACATTATATGTATCTACAGTGGTCCAAGATTGATATTGGGTACCCGGATTATCGTGAAGCCAATAGGATATTCTTTATATTTTGGGAAGCTTGTCGTGCAGACTTGAGGTCATTCGGTATGACATATCTGAAGATAAGGCGTTCAGGCTTTTCGTTTATGTCTTCTTCTGAGTGCGTGAACATAGCAACGCTTGCAAGAGATGCACGTATTGGTATCTTGTCTAAGACAGGTGCCGATGCTAAGAAGATGTTTACTGATAAGGTTGTTCCAATCAGTACTAATCTACCATTCTTCTTCAAGCCTGTACAGGATGGTATGGACAAGCCAAAGACTGAGTTAGCTTATCGGGTACCTGCTTCAAAGATTACCAAGAAGAATATGTCTGAGTCATCAGTCAGTGAGATTGATGGATTGGATACCACAATAGATTGGAAGAACACAGAGGACAACTCATATGACGGTGAGAAGTTGTTGTTCTTAGCCCATGACGAAAGTGGGAAGTGGGTCAAGCCTGTAAACATAAAAGAGAATTGGCGAGTAACAAAGACTTGTCTTAGATTGGGTAGCAAGATAATTGGCAAATGCATGATGGGTTCTACCTCAAATGCATTATCTAAGGGTGGTCAGAACTTCAAGGATATTTATGAGGACTCTCGTTTATCTACGAGGAATGCCAATGGTCAGACTAAGTCAGGGCTATATGCATTGTTCATACCCATGGAGTGGAACATGGAAGGCTTCATTGATAGATATGGTATGCCTGTGTTGCGTAAACCATCTGAGCCTATTCGTGGCATTGACGACAATTGGATTATGAATGGTGCCATTGACTATTGGGAAGCAGAGGTTGAATCATTGAAGGCTGATGCTGATGCTCTAAATGAATTCTATCGTCAGTTCCCAAGAACAGAGTCACACGCATTCAGAGATGAGAGTAAAGCTGCATTGTTTAATCTTACAAAGATTTATCAGCAGATAGATTACAATGACTCTTTGATTCAGGCGCACCATGTAACAAGAGGTTCGTTCCATTGGAAGGATGGCATAAAAGATTCAAAGGTTGTTTGGTCACCTGATTCAAGAGGAAGATTCTTAGTGTCATGGCTACCGGGCAAGAATTATCAGAATAGAGTTATAGACCGTAATGGATTAAAGTATCCCGGCAATGACCACATGGGGGCATTCGGTTGTGACTCATATGACATATCAGGCGTAGTAGTAGGCAAAGGGTCTAATGGTGCACTGCATGGTCTTACGAGTTATCACGTTGATGAGGGACCTGTAAATCAATTCTTTCTTGAGTACATTGCTCGTCCTCAGACCGCTGAGATATTCTTTGAAGAAGTTCTTATGGCTTGTGCGTTTTACGGTATGCCTATTCTGATAGAGAACAACAAGCCACGATTGCTATACCACTTCAAGAATAGAGGGTATAGAGGCTTCTGTCTTAACCGTCCTGATAAGCCTTATGTAAAGCTATCAAAGACTGAGAAAGAACTTGGTGGGATACCTAACTCATCTGAGGATGTTAAGCAAGCACACGCAGCAGCGATTGAGTCTTACATTGAGAAGCATATAGGACTTGATTTAGAAGGTAAGTATAGGGATGCTGATGATATGGGTACCATGCCTTTCAGCAGAACATTAGAGGATTGGGCAAAGTTTGATATAAACAATCGTACAATGTTTGACGCATCTATCAGTTCGGGATTAGCTATTATGGCAAATCAGAAACATCTTTATCAACCTGAAAAAACACAATCAAAAATTAGCATTAACTTTGCTACATATAATAATAAGGGAACTAAAAGCGAAATAATTAGATGAAAGATGTCAAGATAGATATATCATCTGTCGGATTCCCAAGTCAGTTTGTATCTGATGCTGAGAAGAACACAGAGCAGTTTGGGCTTCAGATAGGGCAAGCTATCCAATACGAATGGTTTCGTAAGGATGGAAATCAATGCAGGTATTACAGTCAATGGAGAGACTTCCATAGACTACGTTTATATGCACGTGGTGAGCAACCAACACAAAAGTATAAAGATGAACTTGCCGTAAATGGTGACTTGTCGTATTTGAACTTGGATTGGACACCTGTTCCTATTATCCCAAAATTCGTTGACATCGTTGTTAATGGTATGTCTGACCGTTTGTTTAAGGTTAAGGCATATTCTCAGGATGCTATGTCTCAAGCTAAGAGAAGCAAGTATCAGGATATGATTGAAGGGCAGATGGTTGCCAAGGACCTTCTTCAGAATATCCAAGAACAAACAGGTGTAGACCCATTTACTATGAATCCTGATGAACTCCCATCTACTGATGAGGAGTTGTCATTGTATATGCAACTCAATTACAAACCTGCGATTGAGATAGCTGAAGAGGAAGCCATCAATACTTTACTTGAGGAGAACAATTATGATTACATAAGAAAGCAATGTGATTATGATTTGATGACTATAGGATTGGCAGTTCAGAAGCATGAGTTTCTTCCCGGTGCGGGAGTTCAAATATCATATGTGGACCCTGCTAATATCGTTTACAGTTATACCGAGGACCCATACTTCAGAGATTGCTTCTATTGGGGAGAGATTAAGACTCTGCCAATTACTGAATTGATGAAGATTGACCAATCTCTCACAAGAGAAGACTTAGAGGAAATATCTAAGTACAGTCAGAGTTGGTATGATTATTACAACGTAGCACAGTTCTATGAGAATAATATTTTTTACAGGGATACTTGCACTCTTCTTTACTTTAATTACAAGACCACTAAAAAGATAGTCTATAAGAAGAAGATTCTTGACAATGGTAGTACTCGTATGGTAGAGAAGGATGACCAATTCAATCCACCTGTAGAGATGATGGAAGAAGGTCGTTTCGAGAAAGTTGAGAAGACCATTGATGTTTGGTATAATGGTGTTATGGTTATGGGAACCAACATCTTATTGAAGTGGGAGATGGCTGAGAATATGGTTCGTCCAAAGTCAGCATCACAACACGCTTTGCCAAACTATGTTGCAGTAGCACCACGTATGTATAAGGGTGTGATTGAGTCATTGGTGCGTAGGATGATTCCTTTTGCTGACTTGATTCAGATAACACACTTGAAATTGCAGCAGGTTATTGCAAGAGTAGTACCTGATGGTGTATTCATTGATGCTGATGGGTTGAATGAGGTTGACTTGGGAACAGGTAATGCCTACAATCCTGAAGATGCATTGAGATTATACTTCCAAACAGGTAGTGTTATTGGTAGGTCGTACACTCAAGATGGCGATTTCAATAATGCTCGTGTTCCTATTCAAGAGTTGAATAGTAATTCAGGTGCTGCTAAAACACAAATGCTGATTACCAACTACAACCATTACATGGATATGATTCGTTCCGTTACGGGATTGAATGAGGCTCGTGATGGTTCTGACCCTGACCCGCATTCATTGGTTGGCGTTCAGAAGTTGGCTGCGTTGAATTCAAATACGGCTACTCGACATATCCTTGATAGCAGTCTTTATCTATTCAAGTCTATCTCAGAAGCATTGACATATAGAGTATCTGATATTCTTGAGTATGCTGACTTCAGAGATGACTTTGCCAATAAGATTGGCAAGTACAATGTAAGTATCTTGGGTGAGGTAAAAGATTTGTATATCTATGACTTCGGAATCTTTATTGATATTTCTCCGGATGAAGAGCAGAAGGCACAACTTGAGCAGAACATTATGATTGCTCTACAGAAGGGTGACATCAATCTTGAGGATGCAATTGATATACGTGAGTTGAAGAATATAAAACTTGCAAACCAATTGCTGAAGTTGAAGCGTGTTAAGAAGCAGGAACGTGAAGAGAAGATGATGATGCAGAAGCAAGCTATAACTGCTCAACAACAAATGAAGTCTCAAGAGATGGCTGCTCAGTTAGCAGTTCAAAAGATTGAGATGGAGACTCGTCAGAAGATGCAGCTAAAACAAGCAGAGATTGCATTCGAGATGGAGAAGATGAACAACGAGGCTGAATTGAAGAGCAGGTTGATGTCTGAGGAATTCAACTATAACATTCAGTTGGCTAAGATGAATGGTGGTGAACTATCTAAAAGAGAGATGGCAAAAGAAGATGCCAAGTCAAAGCGTATAAGCCAACAGAACACTGAGCAATCTCAATTGATTAATCAGAGAAAGTTGAACTTACCGCCTCAAAACTTTGAATCAAATGAAGATTCACTTGATGGTTTTGACTTAGCTGAATTCTCTCCGAGATAAGTATAAAAAATTTTTCTATAACTTTGCATAAAAATCATATCAAATGGAATTTAAAGTAAGAGAGTTAACAGGTGTATCGGAGAAGAGTGTTGCTGAGGTAGAACAGGAGTTGCTTGATAAACACGAGCAGAGTCTGAATGGGGGATTGGATGACAATAGTCAGGCTGAAACCATAGAGACCACAGAAACAATTGAAGCACCAATCGAACTCAAAGAAGAAGACGTTCTTTCATATATTGGAAAAAGGTACAACAAGGAAATAAAGTCATTTGATGACTTAGTAGCAACAAGAGAAAGCAATGACGATTTGCCTGAAGATGTTGCTGCATTCCTAAAGTACAAAAAAGATACGGGTCGTGGTATCCAAGACTTCTTGAAGTTGCAAGAAGATTTTGATTCTATGGACCCTGATAAAATGCTAAAGCAGTATTTCTTAGCAACTGAGGATGGTCTTGATGAAGATGACATCGAGGCTATGATGGAAGACTTCATGTATAATGAAGACTTGGATGATGACTCAGATATTAAGAGAGCCAAATTAGCAAAGAAAAAAGCGATTGCTAAAGCTAAAACCTACTTTGTCGAGCAGCAAGAAAAGTACAAACAACCCCTTGAGTCAAGAACGGTTGGTATTTCTGATGACGAGAAAGAAGAGTATGAAGCATATAAGCAATACGTTAAGCAGGCGAGCACTTTAAACGAAGAGCAAGAAAGAAAGCGTGAGTGGTTCCAACAGAAGACTGACGAAGTGTTTGGTCAAGAATTCAAAGGTTTTGAGTTCAATGTTAATGACCGCAAACTTACTTTTGCTCCCGGTGATGCCACTGAATTGAAGAAGGTACAATCAACTCCAATGAACTTTATCAATAAGTACTTGGATGAGAATGGTCTTATGAAAGATGCAGTAGGTTATCACAAGTCGTTAGCCATAGCAATGAACCCCGAAAAATTCGCCAAGTTCTTTTATGAACAAGGATTAGCAGATGCCACAGAAGATGTGACACGTAAAATAAAAAATGTGAATATGTCTGAACGTAAAGCACCTGAAGCGATGAATAAGGGGGGAGTGCAAATAAGAGAAGTAAACGCAGGCGCAAGCCGTGGGTTGAAAATCAAAAGTGCAAAAAGAATATAAAAAACCCTTAAACTAAACAAAAACAATGGCAGTTAATTCAACTCCCGGATTTCAGTTGCAGCCCTCAGCAGAGCAGGTTGCCCTATCCACCAATTACATTACTAACTTCAACTTCTTGAATCAGTATCTTCCTGATACTTATGAGAAAGAATTTGAACGCTATGGAAACCGCACAGTAGCTTCCTTCCTTCGTATGGTAGGTGCTGAGATGCCTTCTAACTCTGACCAAATCAAATGGGCAGAACAAGGTCGTCTTCACACCAAGTACGTAGATGTAACTACTACTGTATTGACCACCGCTGACAGTGCGACCTTTACCGTTAACGACCTTAACGTATCAGGTATTGCAATCCGTCCGGGTCAAACCGTTATGATTACTCCTAACGTAGCAGGTCCTACCCAAAACAAAGGTATCGTTACTGCAGTTAGCACTTCAGCAGCTACCTTCACTGTAGCCTTCTACGAAGCAGCGGGTATCACCAACGCTTCTGCTGCAAACAAATTCACCGTATTCGTTTATGGTTCTGAATTCAAAAAAGGAACTGTAGGTATGGTTGGTTCTTTGGAAGCAGAAGATGAAATCTTCAGCAACTCTCCTATCATTATCAAAGATAAGTATGCCGTTTCAGGTTCTGATATGGCTCAGATTGGTTGGGTTGAAGTAACTACCGAGAATGGTGCTACAGGTTACTTGTGGTACTTGAAGTCAGAGCACGAGACTCGTCTTCGTTTTGAAGACTATCTTGAAACCGCTATGTTGGAAGCAGTTCCTGCAGAAACAGGTTCAGGTGTTGCTAACTCAGGTCTTAACCCAACCTATGGTAACAAAGGTTCTGAAGGTGTGTTCTACGTAGTTAACTCTCGTGGTAACGTGTGGGGTGCAGGTAACCCAACTACCTTGGCTGACTTTGATACTATCGTTACTCGTCTTGACAAGCAAGGTTCTATCGAAGAGAATGTTCTTTTCGTTAACCGTGAGTTCTCTTTCGACATTGACGATATGTTGGCTACCCTTAACGGTTTCAACGGAACAGGTGTTGCTAACTCAGCTTCATTCGGTTTGTTCGACAACGATACCGACATGGCGTTGAACCTTGGCTTCAGCGGATTCCGTAGAGGTTATGACTTCTACAAGTCTGATTGGAAGTATCTGAACGACCCAACCATGCGGGGTGGTTTGACTTTGTCTACCACAGGTACTACTACCGCTAACGTAATCACAGGTATGCTTGTTCCTGCAGGTTCTACCACTGTGTATGACCAAATCCTTGGTAAAAATGCCAAGCGTCCATTCCTTCACGTGCGTTACCGTGCGTCTGAAGCTGAGGACCGCAGGTACAAAACTTGGATTACAGGTTCTGCCGGTGGCGCTGCAACAAGTGACCTTGACGCAATGGAAGTAAACTTCCTCTCTGAACGTGCCGTGTGCACTTTGGGAGCAAACAACTTCTTCCTATTCCGTTACGGAGCATAATAGAAGCAAACTAAAATGGGGGGTGTCTTCAAAGACACTCCCCTATTTTTAATTCAAATCATATCATATCTAAAATGAATAAAGTAAAACAAGCCCCGAAAGACAGGTACTACCGTCTTCGCAACGAACTTGCACCATTGTCATACACTATTGCTACACGCAATACACGCAGATACCCTCTTCTGTGGTATGATGAAGAAAAAAACATAAACCGTCCACTGCGCTATGCGGTAAATCAGAAGTCTCCATTTGAAGACGAACAAGACGGGAATGCAATCATTGAACCAATCACATTTGATAATGGTTTCTTGTTTGTACCTAAGAACAACCCTGTACTTCAGGAGTTCCTTTATTACCATCCTCAGAACAATGGATTGTTTGAAGAGGTTGATAATGAACTCGATGCTCAGAAGGTTGTTGATGAACTCAATGCAGAAGTAGAAGCACTTGTACGTGCTCGTGAAATGACCATTGAGCAACTTGAAGTAGTTGGTCGTGTTCTATTCCAACGTGATACTACCAAGGTAACATCTGCTGAATTGAAACGTGATGTTTTGATTTATGCTCGTAACTATCCAAAGCAATTCCTTGATGCTCTTGAGGACCCAATGCTGAAGCTTCAGTCTAATGTCCATATCTTCTTTGATAAGGGCTTGTTGGGATTCAGGAATGGCAACAAGGAAGTATGGTACAATACCGCAACGAACAAGAAGAAGATGCTTACAGTACCGTATGGTGAAGACCCATATGTATTGGTATCATTGTTCTTGAAATCCGATGAAGGTATTGAAGCCTTAAAGATGTTGGATTTCCATTTAGAAAACCAATAACTATCACTCGTAGTGTTTTAATAGGAGAGGGGGCGACCCCTCTTTTTTTTTACGTATCTTTGTAGAAACAGAGAAGTATGATTAATTCCGTTAGAAATACTGTACTTTCGGTAGTTAATAAGAATAACTATGGATACATATCTCCTTCAGATTTCAACCTATATGCACTACAAGCGCAGTTGGAAATATTTGAAGAATACTTTGACGAGTACAATACTCTCGTAAATAAAGAGAACGCAAGAGTATCGGGTACCGGCTATGCTGATTTAAAGAAAAGTGTTGAGGAGATGATTGATATTTTCTCTGTAACAAAGTACTTCTCTCATAGCGCAGCTAATACTTATTCTCTACCATCATTGATAACTACAGGTGATGACTATTTCACTATCAATAAGTTGTTGTGTTATCCTGTTATTCTTGCTGAAGGTCAGAATACAAGTTTTATATTAAATTCATTAGAAGACGCTACTGCTACATTTGTTACTGATGGTGTTGCCGTTGGAGACATTGTTGCAAATCTATCTACAGGTACACAAGCAACTGTTGTTACGGTTGTATCTGAAACCGTACTTCTATTGTCTGCAAACATATTCCCTGTGTTCCCACGCAACTATGCGGTATATGATAAGAGTGTTGTAAATGAGGTTGAGAGAGTGAGCCATAATAAGATAACTCTTCTTAACAACTCTTTGCTTACTGCACCATCCAATACATATCCTGCATATACTATGGAGAATCTATTGGCTACAATATACCCTGAAACTATTTCAAAGCAGGGACAGATAGTGGGTCAGTATATCCGTTATCCTAAAACTCCAAAGTGGACATATGTAACTCTTACCAATGGTGAGCCATCGTTTGACCAATCACAACCTGACTATCAGGATTTTGAATTGCCAATTGAGGACGAGTACAAATTGGTTCAGAAAATATTACAGTACGTTGGTATCTCTATCAGAGAAGCAGAGGTTTATCAATTTGCTAAGGTTGAGGAAAGAGAACAACAACAACAATAATAGATAACCATGTCTTATATATCACAGTTCGAGTACTATAATAATGATGACAATTGGGGTTCGTATCAATACGTTAGTCTGTATGATATTGTAAATAACTTCATGTTGATGTATTCAGGTAACCATTCCCTGATTAACAATGAAGAACGATATAAAGTATTGTTCCATGCTAAGAGAGCAATACAAGAATTGAATTACGATGCATTCAAAGAAGTAAAGATTTTAGAGTTAACAGTAGGAGACAATCTCAAATTCATACTGCCATCTGATTATGTCAATTGGGTGCGCATCTCTTTGTATAAAGATGGATGGTTGCGTCCTATGAGTGAGAACATTCAAACTCTTTCATCAGATGCATACCTTCAGGATAACAACGCAAACATATTGTTCGATATGAATGGTAATGTCCTGAAGCCACAATACTCTGAGATTGACTTTGACCGCATAAAGGGTACTAAGAAAAGCATCTATCTTAATCCGGGTAACCCATACCATGGGCAAGCAGGTTGGGAAGTTGAAGGCATATGGTATTTTGATTATGGCATTGGTGCCCGTTTTGGATTGAATACTGAGACTGCGAACTTCAACCCTACGTTCAACATAGACAAGAAGTCAGGTGTTATAAACTTCGACTCATCTATGTCAGGAGAATTATGCATACTTGAATACATCTCTGATGGTATGGAGAATGGTGATGACTCACGTATTTCTGTAAACAAGTTGTTTGAGAAATATGTGTATGCATACATTGAGTATGAAATCATAAACCATAAGATAGGAGTTCAAGAATACATTGTGGCTCGTGCAAGAAAAGAAAAGTCAGCACTTCTTCGTAATGCGAAGATTCGTTTGAGCAACATCCATCCCGGACGATTGCTTATGAATCTACGTGGCAGAGATAAATGGATAAAGTAATATGGCAAATATCTCAAGAAATTTTATAGCGGGTAAAATGAATAAGGCGGTTGATGAACGCCTTATACCTAATGGTGAATACATTGATGCTCTTAACTGCAGATTGGGTTCAAGTGAAGAATCTGAAATCGGTGCAATAGAGAATGCAAAAGGTAATCTTCCATTAACTGCTCTCGTATATCCACCAACAGGAGAGCCATTAAGTAGCAATGCTAAATGCATTGGTGCTTATCAAGATGGTGCCAATGAGACTTTGTATTGGTTTGTACATGACCCTGCATTTACTCAGGGTGCTACCGGTAAGCTTGACTTGATTGTTTCTTTCAATACAGAGACCAATGTATTGACCTATCATGTTGTCAGTATAGATGATGGAAACGGAGTTGATACAACATTAAATTTCAATCCTCAGTATCTAATAACAGGTGTAAATCTTGTAGACTCAAATGAAGAGGGTCTTTTGTTTTGGACTGATGACTATAATCCACCAAGATTTATAAATGTAAGGCGTACATATAATGCTCCAATAGGATTTATAGACCAATTTACTCCTGATTCAATATTAGTTATTAAGTCTCCACCTACTGAGGCTCTTTCTATTCAGCCATTAACAACAGGGAATCAGCAAAACTTTTTAGAAGAAAGATTTATTTGCTTTGCATATAGATATAGATATGCTGATGGTGAGTACTCAGCTACTTCTCAATTCACGGCTCCTGCATTTTTACCAAATCCATTTCAGTTTAGTGTTAGCAGCTTTCTAAATGAAGGCATGGTTAACTTAGCAAATAGCAGCATAATCACTTTCTTCACGGGTGGTCCACTTGTTAGAGGTATTGATTTGCTATTCAAAGAAGCAGGTAGCAATATCATAAGAGTAATTGAGAAATTAGATAAAGATAGTTCAACAATCCCTATACCTGATAATACACTACAACAATATACGTTTACAAATAGCAAGATATATACAGTTCTGCCTGAAGCAGAATTGCTTCGTTTGTATGATAATGTACCATTGCTTGCTAAGGCTCAAACTATCATGGGAAATCGTCTTGTGTATGGTAACTATATAGAGGGATATGACCTTATTGATAAGTTTGATAATCCATTAAGACTTACATATGTAGCGTCATTAAATTCTGTAGAGATAAACAATGATGCATTACCTGACGATACTACAAGTGGTACCTATACTATTAACGGAACTCAGTCAATACCACAAGCTACATTTACAGTTGACCTTGAGGATGTAAAGGACAAGTTGAATGCAGGTTCACAATTGAATATAGCTATACGTGTAACCCATGCATTATTTACCGGAAGCACTCCTGTTCCAACTGAACAGACACAGAGTATACAGATTGATTGGGCATTTACATTGCCAAATAGTTATGCATCTGTGTATGAGATGGCTACAAGCAATGAGTTTATTGAGGCAGTTGGTATTGCAAGCAACATAAAACCTGTATATGACTCTAATCCATTAACTCCTACATCTTGTGATGGTGCTACTCTTACAGATATATTTAACTGTGCGCTTCCAAATACTTTAAATGGATTAACGCCTGTAACAAAATATGCAAGTGGTGTAAGTGCAGGTGGACAAGGATTCACAATAGTAACAAGCCCATCAAGTGATGTGATTGGATTCCAAGTTCTTGCAATGAATTATGTTGGTGATGTAAATAACCCAACTGCATTCAGTGTATATGAATATTATAACGTATCATATGGTGAAGCCTTTTGGTCAGATATAACAACACCTAAAAGTCTTCATAGTCATAGAGGATATGAAGTAGGTATTGTTTACATGGATGAATACCTACGTGCATCAACTGCTTTAGTTAGTGGTAGCAATAATGTTTATGTTCCTTGTGGATATTGTGATAGACAAAACAAAATCACTGTAACGATACCAATTACTCAACGTGCACCTTATTGGGCTAAGAGTTATAAGTTTGTTATAAAAGCGGATAAAGAAAACTACGAGACAATATATGCTAATCTTTTCTTTAGGGACCCAAATACAAACAATGCATATATTCTATTAGAAGGAGAGAATATACGCAAGGTTGAGACCGGGGATAGATTGATTGTAAAAGCAGATACTGCAGGTCCTGCTCAAGATTGCCAATATATTACAGTTCTTGAGAAGGAATCTAAGGCTCGTGGATTTTTAGAGATACCAAGTGCATTGGACCCTAATGTGAATTTAGAGGTTCCTGCAGGTGTGTATATGAAAATCAATCCTAATAACTTAACATTAGTTCAGGATGAATTATCATACATAGCTGCAACAGATGAAGCAACTGCAAACGATGCAGGTACTTATCCTAAAGCTACCATATTGGTAAATAGACTTGATACTGCTACAAATACATATGTTGATTATGACATACCTGCAGGCAGTAGGATTAAATTAAACTTTAAGTTTGAGAGAAGAGGAAGTGGAGATGGTAATAACGCTTGTGAGAGACGCATTTATACATTGGATAAAACTCTTGTATCATCAGCTAACTATGATAACTTTAAAGATTGGTGGGATGGAGATAATGTAGAAGTTGTTTTGAATCAGGGTATCCAAGATGTAGGAGCAGGTGGATGTGATATTGGAAACGTATACTATCCAAGTTTAGCTACCAACTTGCCTGCTATATCAGGAGATTATTGTAATAACAACTATAGATTTTTAAGATATGCGAGTGGTCCATTTACCAATGCATTGTTGCTTGTAGTTACAGGTACAAGGGCTTGTGGGAATTCTCAAAATAGAAGGTCTAAAGTTACTTTGAACATAGAGGTATTCCGTGCTGAGAACACATTGATATTTGAAACAGAACCTTCTGATACTTTGCCCGATGTGTTTTATGAAAACAATCTTTCATTGCCAATCGGTTCTAATGGCGAGCATTTTGGTAATGTTCAGAATCAAGACTTCGGATTAAACCTACCTGCGATAGTAGATACAGAGTTCTTTAACTGTTTTGCTTTTGGTAATGGCGCTGAGTCGTATAAGATTCGTGACTCTATTGTAGGTAAGACATTTAATTTAGGTAACCGTGTTGTATCAGTATCTGCCCAAGATTATATAAGAGCAGATAGGTTTGCTGACTTGACATATAGTGGAATCTATAATGACGAGAGCAATGTAAATAGGCTTAATGAATTCAACCTTGGATTGCTAAACTTTAAACCACTTGAAGATTCATTCGGACCAATCACATTGATTGATGGTCGTGAGACAGACATCCTTGTTCTTCAGGAAGATAAAATATCTTATGTATTAGCAGGTAAGAACTTGTTGTCAGATGCTGCTGCAGGTGGTGCCATTACTTCTGTACCTGAAGTATTGGGTACTCAGATTGCTCGTATTGAGAATTTTGGTAATAGCTTTAATCCTGAGAGTTATGCGAAATGGGGAGAAGACAAATTCTTTACTGACGCTAAACGTGGTGCAGTTATCCAATTAAAAGGGGATTCATACAATAACGAAAGACTTCAAGTTGTTTCAGAAGCAGGGATGCGTCCTTGGTTCAGGGACCTATTCATTGAGTCTTTAGGAACTCAAAAGCTTGGTGGGTACGACCCATACATGACTGAGTATGTCTTAACCAATAATGATATACCAATTCCTACTGTTGACAATTGCATAGGGTGTAATACGCCACAGGCATTTGTGATTACAACTCCTACAGTTGTGCAATATTGTATTGACTTAGGTACATTGGTTGGACCATTTGATGTTACATGGACTGCAGTCGATGTTGCTCCGGGTGATTCATTCATGGTTCAAGCTACATACAATGGCTCAACTACTTCTTCAGGTATAGTTACAAATTCAGGTAGCTTTACGATACAAAAGAATAATATAACTCCTACAATTGTGGATATTGAGATAATACCTATCAGTGGAGATATGTCTATTGCAGTAAATGTAGGTTGTCCATTGCCAACTGAGATTGAGATAAGAGAAATTGTTATAAGTAATGATGCTGATGGTGGTAAGTTTATTCATTCTGAATATGAATATATTAATGGCACATTCATTAGCCCACTAACATCAAGATTAGTTACATTGTCATCAGGTACTGCTAACCCACTTGTCTCATGGTGTAATAGCTATACAGGTTTCCAAGGTGTAGGTAGTATTCCTCTTGATGGCACTACAGTTAGGATGTTCTCTAATAAAATCAATTTTGATAATTTTGATTTTGACCCGGCTTTCAATAAGTTCATGTGGTTGAGAACAAATACTGATTATGAATGTGGAGACCCTATCGAAATAGCTAATTTATTGGCAGCAGCAAATACTGCTACTCCATTGCTTGGTGCATCACCAACATACTATGCTGACTTTACAATGCCAACATCTACTGATACCATATTGTATTTGATATGGGATTTAAGAACTCCCGTTGAGACTCAGCTTTGTTACTCTGATGTAGATGTATATGATGCGTGTTGCGGATGTGTAGAGTGTGCTGAGTTATGCTCATACTATAGCATATATGCAGAGTTTGGTGGTTCTATTCGATATACTGATTGCTTTACATCAGAAAGCATAGACATGGATATACCTATTGGTACACCTGTAAACCTATGTTCATCAATTATACCGATTGTGTTGACAGGAGATGTAAATGTTTCATTTTTGGATTGCGGATGTCCTTCATAAAATAAAATCATGGCTTCAAACGAAATAGTTTTTTTAAACGGTCCTACTCTATCAAGTGCAACTGCAGTGTTTATAGACGATGCATTGACTACCTGTGCGCCTGATGGATTCTATTCTGATGGCTCTGTCGTTAGAGAGCAGGTTGATTGTGTGCTATTGCCACCTGTTATATGTCCATCATGTACTACTCCGTGTAACACAAATATAGTTGGAGAAGGGGCAGAAGGAACATATTATATAGATACGAATACAGGGTCTAACTTAGGCGCTATTGTTGTTAGATTTCAACCATTGAGTGTTCCTGATGGCATCATTGCAGAACTTGGTGCCAATTCATACAATGGTATGTCTTCTCAGAATTACGGTTGGTTGCAAGGTACAGTAGGATTTCCTACGTATGTCGGTCAAACATCTGCGGATTGTGGTATAGTTGCAGGTTCACCACACGTGGACCTTCCAATATTTGAATACAAGCAATCAGGATTTGTAGAGACAAGCTTTCAAACTGTAACAGTTGTTTCGGGTCAATTAGATTTAACTACATCTGCTCCCGGAATGTGCACTATGGTAATCCCTAAAACTTCTAATGCATATACCGTATTGAACACATACATATATGGTCTTTGTGTTGGAACAAGTTTTAGTATTGAGATTGAGTGTCCACAAGTACTGCCAACATGGCAAGGTAGTATCGGTTGGGCTACAGGTGATGGTGCTTGTCTTCTAAATACATCAGTACAGTATTACTATGTACACGTAAATGGAAGCGGTGGAGTTTTCGGATTATATGACATGGTGTTCTCTGACCCCAATGGCGAGTTCCCTCTGTCTGCGGGATTCTATAACACAGGCGCTATGAGTCCATCATACAGATGGATTCAGGTAGATGCTAATGGTGTTATTATAAGCTTTGGTATATGCGTAGACGACTTGAATTTTATAGTTGAGAAGTGCTATACCAATGAGCAAGTTATTATTACTGCTCCCGGAACTTTGAATCCCGGTGACCGTGTATTGGTTGATGGACACCCCGGTTGTATTTGGGAAGTTATAAGCACTACTGTTTCACCATCTACGGCTACATTCATTAGTTCTACTACGGACCCATGCACTTCACAATGTGCATCTTGGGTAATTGAGAATACTATTGGTACGCCATTATCTTTCAATTATGAAGACTGTGATGGTAACACTATTACATTCAGCCTGAATGGTACTCAGACAATTACTCTTTGTGCTCGTCAAATACTTACTACTCCTGTAGGGCTTACAGTTACACTTGATGATTGTGACTGCAGTTCTGTTCCTGATGTTTGGGAATTGAACGGATGTTGCGACAATGATACTGTTTATGCAATAGCAAATGTTCCTGTAACAATAGGGGATTTGGTTAAGGTATCTGATACAAGCATATCTAATTGTTGGTATGAGGTTATTGGTACCACTATATCATCTCCAACTACTACAGTAGTTTTGAATAATAATGGAGCATTCAATTGTTCTGCGGTTTGTTGTCAGTATGAAGTATGTAATACTGACCCATCTAACTCTCACTCTATAGACTACACAGGATGTGATGGTGTTCCAACAATTATAACTATACCACCATTAACTTGTTCTATAGTATGCGCAAGAGCAGGTAGTTTTGGACCATCAGTATTGACAGTTACATTCCAAAGTTGCACTTGCTAAAAAATAGATATGTCAAACTATACATTAACATATGACGATGGAGTAACAGGATGGACATCCTTCTTCTCCTTCTATCCTGATTGGATGATAGGAATGAATCAGTTCTTCTACACCTTTAAGGGTGGAAATCTGTATCGTCACAATGTCAATCCCGTGAGGAATAACTTCTATGGTGTTCAGTATACATCTCGTATTCAGAGTGTATTCAATGATGCACCATTAGAAAACAAATTGTTCAAGACTCTAAACTTAGAGGGAGACCATGCATGGGAAGCAGAAATTGAGACAGACATTCAAACTACCGGGTTTATTAATAAGACTTGGTTTGAGAAGAAGGAAGCGTCTTGGTATGCATTCATCAGAAATGCGGGTACTACTCCTGCTACTGCGGGTCAAGAGTTCCCATTGAGGTCGTTGAACGGTATAGGTAGAAGCGTTTCTATAAATACGGCAGTACCTGCAGCGGTTGTGATAAACTTCTCAATATCTCCATTAGTATCTATTGGCAATATCGTGAGCATTGGCGACAACCTATACAGTGCACCACCACCATATAGCACTCCTGTATTTATTGGTAAGATTACTGATGTGGTTCAGAACTATCCATCAGGACAAAACTTCATAGTGGTTGACACAACTGTTCCTTCAGGTTCTTTGCCATCAATTGCAACTGCATACTACCTGTACATCAAGAACTCTATTGCTGAGTCTCATGGTGTATTGGGTCACTATTGCATATTCACAATTGAGAACAACAATACTGATAAGACTGAGTTGTTTGCAGTGGAGTCTGATGTGATGAAAAGTTTTCCGTAAATTTGTAGTATATGGAATTAGATATTCAACCTTTAAAAGAAACCGATTACTCCGACTTCCTTGTGGGATGGTGGGAATCTTGGGGTTGGGAGCCACCAAAGAAAGACTTCCTTCCTGCGGATGGCATAGGTGGATTGTGTGTCTTTGAAGACACTACTCCAATATGTGCAGGATTTCTCTATACTACCAATAGTGGTGTAGCTTGGGTGGATTGGATAGTGTCAAATAAAGATTACAGGAAGAAGCCACAACGCCAACAGGCAATTGGTTTGCTGATTGAGACACTAACGAATATCGCAAAAAACTTGGGGCATAAATATTGTTACGCTTTGATAAAGCACAGAGGACTTATTGAGACATATAAGACTCTTGGATATATCGAGGGTGATAAGTACACAACTGAAATGATTAAAGTATTTTAAAATGGCAGCATTTACAACTGTAGCAGCAGGGGTTGGTTTAGCAACAACCGCAGCAACAACCGGGATGTCTTTTGCTCAGGCTCGTAAGCAAAGGAAGATACAACAACAAGCAGAAGACGAGGCATCTAAGATGATGGCTGAGGCTCGTAAAAAGCTTGAGGTGAATTACTATGACCAATTAGCAATTCAGAAGGAGCCATATGAATTGGAACGTGAGGCTATTATAGCTGCGGGAGCACAGGCTATTGAGGCGGGTAAAGAGAGTGAACGTGGTGCAGCAGCAGTTGCAGGTCGTGTTCAGATGGCGCAACAACAGGGTCAGCGTGAGATTGCAACGGCAATGGGTCAAGAGATGATGGGTCTTGAGAAGCTATCTGCACAAGAAGATGCACGACTGCGTGATGTTGGGATACAGTTAGACTTGAGTGAAGTAGAGGGTGCTCAATTAGCAGCAGCGCAAGCAGCAGAGGCTAAGGGTCTTGCTACTCAGCAGGGCATACAGGGTGTTACAAGTTTGGTGACGCAGGGTCTTTCATTGTACCCATTATACGCAAGAAAAAAAGGCATTGACCCATTGACGGGACTACCTATTGTGCCTACTACTACATCTGCAACTAACACACCTGCGACTAACACACCGCTTAGTACCAATCAGGTTGGTCAAATGACTCCTCAAGATATGAGCAAGTTGTTTCCGAACTTAACCACTGAGCAGAAGATGCAGTTGTTTAATGACCCTAAGTTTATGGCACAGTTTCAAGGTATGTCTAAGATGCCTCAAGGCAACCTATCTCAAATTGGTAGTGACTACCTGAACTATGGTGGTATTGATAATAGCAAGTCATATATCAACCCATACAATTTAAGTGCAGACCAACGTGCAAAACTATTAGGAATTCCTAATATAGATGCACAGTTCATGAATCCATTCTATATTCCTAATAGATAAGACATGGCAACATATTATAAATACGCTGAACGGAATATAGATGCTCAGATAAATTGGTCTGAGATAGGTAAGAACGTAGTTGATATGCTCCGTGAAGAGGATAGACTGCGTGAAGAAAAGAAAGATGCAATAGACCAAGCATCGAGAGAGTTTGGTGAAACATTATCTAATGCTCCTACCGGGGATTTTAAATCAGCCAATGAATGGATATTAGGATATGCAGCTGATGCATCACAAGCACGTTTGCTTCAGGACAGACTATTGAAGAGTGGTATGCTTAAAGTAAAAGACTATACCGTTGCTCGTCAGAATCTAAATGATGGTACCAATCAGATGTTCCAAGTTGCAAAAGAGTATCAAGAAAAAGCATCAGAAGCAATGAAGAGATACCAAGCAGGTGAATCTCAGGATACTGAGGCTTGGCTTATGGAGCAGGTAGAGGGTCTAAGTAATTTCAAGAATACTAAAGCGTATATCAATCCAACTAACTATACAGTAAGTCTTGCCGGGATGACCAAGAAGGTTGTTGATGGTAAAGAGGTGATGGTTATGGAAGAGAACCCTGACAAGTATCTAACTGTAAACCAACTTAGGAATAGGATGAATGTCAAGTTGGATAGGTTTGATTATGTTGGTTCAGTAGATAGAGAGGTTAGCGCATTGGGAGAATTTCAAACTGCTTCAATTGCAAAAGTAGCGGGTCTTTATAAGATGGCTAATGTAACAGAGATATTGGACCCAACGAATAGAACTCGATTGTCAGATGAGGATAAGAAGACAGTTACTGCTTATCAAGAGTGGGAGATGAATTCTATAAATGCTCAATTGTCAAATCCATATAATCAGTTGAGCCTATTGACTGATGCAATTGACAAGGTACCGGGTACTAAAGATTTTTATGAGCCTACGTTTGACCCTGAATTGGCAAAGACAAATGAGAAGTATATCTTATTAGAAGATGATGGCTCAGGTATGCCTAAGCCTGTATTTAGTGAGAAGCAAACAGAGGCAGCTACTAAGTTCCTACGTGCTCAGACACGTAATGCTCTTGATAGAAAGACAAGTGTACAAGTAACCCAAGAGCAGCAGCCTCAGCCTGTACAACAATGGCAAGTTGAAGCGAGTAATAAGAAAAAAGCTGATGCAGATTCAGGTAATATGATAGGAAAACTATACGGTGGTACTTCTGATGAGATAGATTCTGCATTGAGTTGGGTATTAGCAAGTCCCGATGTTACTGCAGTTAATAGGACAAAAAGTGGTCTTTCTATAACAAGAAGTGGTATTACAAAAACATTTAACTTTGGAGACTATAATGATTTTGTAGCTACAGTTGGAAGATTCCTTGACCCTACTCTTGATATGAATGCAGTACGTAGAGGTTCTGAACAAGGAGCATATGGTAAAAATCTTAATAAGACATATGAAAAAAGTTCACAAGCCGAGCAGATGAATACAGACGAAGAGTTTAAAAATTATGTTGGAACATTGTTTAGTGAAGGAACATTAAAAACCTATAAAGATAATGAAGATGGTGCGATTGATTACTTCAATGGTATATTGGGTGCTATACCGGGATTACAAGGGTATAAGGCAACAGGAGATGGTAGTCCTTCTGATGTAGTTTTAATTAAAGATGCAAAAGATAAAAAGGTACTTGAATTAAGTTTTGATGGTACCAATGCTAATAACTCTAAAAATTATATTGAATCATTGAAAGCTTTAGCAGCAAGTGTTGCTTCTGCTGAACAGAAATTCCCTGTTGCAAAAATTCAATATGAGAAAACAAGAGCAGAAAAATCAGCAGCAGCACAAGCAGAAGCAGATAAAAAAGCAGCAGAATCAAAACCACTTTCAACTGTTACACCTACAAAAACCAATACTCCGGGTTGGGCTAATAATCTATAATAAACACGAATAAAAAAAATATAACTTTGTAGTATGGATGGATTGAGAAAATTATATGATGGTCTTGTATCAAGTGGCGCATATACAAAATCTTTTGATGAATTTCAAAAACAAATGCAAGACTCTATATATCAAGACAAACTATATAATGGTCTTGTTTCAAGTGGTGCATACACAAAATCAAAAGAAGAATTCGTTAGGCAATTTGGTGTTGGTCCTGCTCCGTCCATAATTGAACCTATAAAAAAAAAAGAAGCCCCGGCTCCCATCTCAGGTTCGGAATTCTTATCGGGGATTGGTTCTTCGGAATCATCAGGTACCAATGAGTATGCATTAAATCTTGGTGCAAAAAAGGAAGAGGACTTCCTTTCGTCAAGAGTTCCTAAAGGTGGAGTAGATGCTATTTATTTTAATGAGCCTGCTACCCCACCTGCTCCACCTCAGCGAGTTGAGGTTATAGCAAAAGATAATACTCTTATAACTACAACTGACTTTGGTGCTCCACAAGCTTTAGAAAAATATGAAACCATAGTTGATGAAACTAATAAGTTAAAAGAGCAACAAAAGAAAGCAGACATATTAAAGGCTCAAGAAGAAGAGAAACTTATAAAGAGCAGCAATATTGCAGCAAATCAAGATGCTCAGTTTCAACAGTACATACAGGATGTAAATGCAAACCTTATTGATAAAGAAGAAGGAGATGTAGTTCCTGAATTAAACAATAGATTCAATGCCTATGGGTTTCATTTTGAAGAATCCGGCACAGGTGATTCAATGTATGTTCGTACATCTGATGGTAAGCATGAAATTGAAATTGACTTAGACCCATTCCTTACTTCTACAGAAGTTGCTGAATCTGAAAAGCTTCGTAGCTTTCTTACTTTATATGCGCAAGGGCGTGAAGAAGAAAAATCTGAGGACTATATAGGCAAAGCACTTCGTGCTCAGAGAATGAGAGAAGTGGGTAGATTAAATGATGATGGTACCTATTCAACTGTAAAGTTCACATCATTTGAGCAAGATGGTAGGTTCTTTGTAGTTCCTACATTATTCCCTAAAGACCCAAACGCAGCTTATACCACAGACAAAAGGGATTGGATGGAGTTGCCATTTGAAGAGGCATTTGCTGAAGCAAGCAGGCGTGGTGAGGTATTTGAGTTTGCTTCTGATAAAGAGGCTAAAGACTTTGCTGAGGGAGATTGGAAAGATATTGATGCTTTTGATATTGAAGGTCAAGCATTCTATAAAGAAAAGGGATTAGATTACTATGCTGAGAAAAAGAAGTATGAGAACTATACCAAACTCCAAGATGAACTTGATTTAATTGATAACTTGCTTGATGGCAAGATAATAACTCCTGAGCAAAAATTAAAAAATCCTCAGTACTTCAGTGAAGATGGTAAGAGTTTATATCAATATTCAACAGATGAACTTGAGAAAAAAAGAGAAGATGTTCTAAATAAAAAAGATGTTCTTCTTGAAGAGGTATATGATGTAGAGTTCATGGGTTTTGAAGATGGACCTATTCAAAGTACACGTGAAGCATTTGATGAAGTCCTTGCAAAGCGTCAGAATGAGATTGCAGGAGAAGCCATAAAGATTAATTCTATAGCAAAGCAAGAGTATGATTCTTTAAATCAAACTGCAATGGAACTATACAATGTGCCTATTGAGAAAATAAGTACTATAGTTCCTAAGACACCACAAGATGCTGAGAATATCAAAAGTCTTACTGCTCAATTAGTAAAAGTAAAAGCAGCTAAACAATCTGCTGCTGATAAATATGAATTGTCTAAGACATACTACGATGCAAAGTGGAACAAAGAAGGCAATGGTGATTATGAGGAAAACTTAGCCGGGTTTATTTCATCTGTAGGAAATGCTATAGATAATGGTCAAGCAGCAGAGCAAATAGCATTATTGACATTAGGGTTAAAGGATGTAAAGAATATAAGTGATAGACAAGAGGTAGCAAGAATAATTACTGAGAATCTCATGGATGCTTCAGGCGGTCAATCACGAGTAATGACAAGAATCAATTTGGCTCGTGATGGAGAGTTCTCAAAAACTTTCTTCTCTGACCCTGCAGAAGCATTGTCAACACTTGTTGTTACTACTTTGGCTCAAATGGCACCTATGGGTATAAAAATAGTACCAACTATGGGTGCTGCAGGTGCAGCAACAGGTGCTATTGCAGGATTAGCAGGTGGACCATTAGCCCCTGCAACTGTAACAGGTGGTGCTATAGCAGGTGGAGTTAGAGGTATGAAGATTGGTCTTTCAGTAACGCAGTTCGCATTAGAGTATACCAACTCTATCATGGACACAATGCGTGAAAAAGGCTACAATATTTTAGACCCAAAACAAGTAGAGGCTGCTCTTTTAGATGACACAGTATGGAGTGAAGGGTCTGAATTAGGTTTAAAAAGAGGTATACCTATTGCAGTAGTTGATTATCTTACAAGTGGTATTGCGGGTAAGGTATTTACGACAAGTAAATTAGCTACAGTTCCTGTAAAAATTGCAACACAAGTTGGGGAAAGGATTGTTTATGACCCGGCAGCAGAAGCATTTGGTGAGTTTACTGCACAAGTGGTAGCAGGTCAAGAGATAAATGCAAAAGAAATTGGACTCGAAGCATTAGGCGGTCTTGGTAGTAATGTATCAAGCATGGCAGCGAATCTATTCCTTCAATCACAAGACCAAGCCAAAAAAGAATTGGCTTATGACTTGACAAGTATAGACCGTGTAGCCCGTGAGAATGTTAGCGATGAAAGAATATCTCAGTGGGCTAACAATATGCAGAAGCTTGGGAAGATTGATGCCTCTGTTAACCAACGCATTCAGCAGAATGTAGGTTTACGTAGAGATGCACGTGAACTTGTATCTGTTGGAACAACAAGCCGTCTTGTTGGTAATGGTAAAAAGGTTGAGGCGAGGGTGATGAATTTGTTGGCTGCAAGAAATGAACTGTCTTCAACAGAAGCCCGGAAAACAATAAATAAAGACAAGATTAACAATATCAATAAAGAGATTGCTTTAATATCTGAGACTAAGAAACTACTTCCTGAGAGCAAAACAAAAGTAGGAGATGGTGAAACAATTGCAGTTGACATTAATGATATTGTAGGTACTCGTCAAGGTGTATCTAAAATCATCATGGGTGGTAAGGTTATGACTCGTGAACAATTTGCGAAGGAGTTAGACAACATGAATAGTCGCAGACTTCTTCGTGCTCGTGTAACTATAGATAATGATAAAGAAGCACTCAGTATATATAATAAAAAATTAAAAGATGCCATTCAAAAGCAAAGCCCAAGTGCGGTTCCTGTTCAGTCAGAAACCGGAATTAGCGAAACGGTGGAGGAAGGAAAACCCAAAACAGAACCTCAAGTCGTTGCCGAAAAAACTAAAGAAGAAGTAGCCCAAGCACAAGAGGATTTAGTGTCTTCAAAGACACGCCTCGATGAGATTACTGAATCAATTAGTCAGCGTATTGACTATACAGAAGAGGACCTTGCAAACTTCGATACCTTAGAGGAAGATAAAGCTAATGGTGTCATCACTGCATTAGCTGAGAAGGTTGCTGAGGGAGCCACACTATCTGACATTGAGAACAACGTATACAATGCGAACAAGAAGCAGGTAGATGAGGTAAGTAATTTGGTAGCTGAACGTACTGCGATTGAGCAAGAGGTATCTGACCTTGAGTCTATACTTCAGGCATCCAATAGAAAGGTTGAGTTCAGAGCAGAAGAAAAAATAAACCCTATTGATTTTTCTACTCAGCTTGAAGAGAGGTATGGTGTTCAGTTAGACCTTACGGGTAACTTAGATAAAGGAGACATTACTCTTTCAAGAATTGTAGTTCCTGAAGACAAGAGGAATACAGGTGTTGGAACTAAAGTGATGGAAGAGATAATAAAATATGCTGATGCTAATGGCTTAAAGATTACTCTTACACCATCAACAGACTTTGGTGGACAGTCAGTTAAAAGGCTTACTGATTTCTATAAGAAATTTGGATTCGTAGAAAATAAGGGAGATAACAAAGACTTTAAGATTAAGGATGCAATGTATCGTTCTCCTGAGATAAAAGCTAAGTCTGAATCTATAATATCAGATTTAGAAAAAGAAGGAGTTGGTGTTAAACTTACAGGAGAAGAAGATGTTGTTGCAGGGGAAAATAATCCTACAGTAAAAACAATAAATGGATACCAAGAAGATTATAGTGCTGAAGATATATTCTCAGAGTCTCATGCTCCTAATAGTCGTGTAGTAACTACTGCATCTAATATTGCTTCGGGTAAAATATCTTATAAAAAAGATGGAGAAGATGTAATATTCAATCTGCCTTATTTGAATATTGCTTTAGCTAAAAAAATAGAATCTCTAAGAAAGCAGTATAAATCAATAACCGGAAGCGGTAAGGCTGCAAAAGAAGAGAAAGAAAAGATAAAGAAAGAAATTAATAAGGTAGCAAAAAAAATACTATCAGAGTTTACAGATGTAATGTCTCAAAACTTATTGGCATTGTATGATACACTAACTCCTGAGTTTGTAAAAGACAGTAAGCAGTGGTATGTAGGAGCAAATAGAATGGCAAATGCTATAGCAAATAAGTACAACATGACTGTAGAACAAGTCGGAGGTATTATTGCTGCGCTTAGTCCTCAGAATGATTGGTTTAATAACGTATCAGTAGCTGAAAGGACTATTGAAATAATGAGCAAGTATGCTGATACTAAGTTGACTAAGGATATTGTTGATAGAGCCGTTAAGTATAATAGTGACAAGAGTGGTACTCCAAATGCTTTCGCTGAAATTCTAATTGATTTATTTAATAAGATTGGAGAGGTATCAATAAACGAGGCTCAGAATAAAAATGATGGAACATTTATTCAGGCTACTATTTTAAGAGCATTTGACCAAGCCATAAACTCACCAAAGGTTGCGATAACAAATCCTACAGGTGCATTTGTTGGATTTGATACTACTCCTGTTAGATGGAATTCTACATCTGAAATATCAAAAGCGATTAACATATTCAGAAATGGAGATGTAAAAAATGTGAATGAGAATTTGGGTAATGGTAATAAGGTAAGAAACTTTTATAATAATATTGTTGACCCTAATTCAAGCACTCCTTATGTAACGGCTGATACTCACGCTTTATCTGCTGCATTAAACTCTCCTATATCTGCAAATGATGCAAGTGGTTTTGGGTTATTTAATGGAAGCCTTGAACCAACATATGCTTTAGTAAAAGAGGCTTATATCAGAGCAGCACAAGTAGCAGGAATCCTACCAAGAGAAATGCAGTCTATTACTTGGGAGGCTCAACGTATTGGTATTAACGATAAGAATAGAACAGAAGTAAAAAAGCAAGAACTTTTTAACTACATATCTGAATCAAGAAAAAATAAAGAAACAGCTTATGAAAGAGCAACAGAACTCATTGCAAGAAACAGAAGTGCAGACCCAACGTGGGGGAAATCAAATGGAATTAGAACTCAAAAATCAATCGAAGATATTCGCAGAGAAGTTAGGTTACGTGCTGAACAAAGGATTAGCGATTTATCTTCTTTACGGGGAACTACCCAAAGAGGAATGGGAGACACCACTCCCAAGTTGGGTAGAGGAACTGCCGGAAGGGCAAGCCTTTCAGAAGGCGTAGGCACAAAAGGTACTGTTCAAAATGGATTAACTCAACAACAATTTACAGATGCTCTTGCTGAAGGGAATCTTTCTAATGCAACGAAGCTTGCAAACTTCTTAAATAAAGTATTCCCAAGTGTAACTATATCTACAGATAAGGTATCATTTGATACTATAATGTCTCAGGTTGGTACCGAGATGTATATGCGTGGTAACCAAATTGTGTATGGTGTAACTGTAGATGGAGATGTATATATCAATCCTGATGTACACAATAGCGAGTCGGACCTTTTCAATACCACAGTGCATGAGTTTGGTCACGTATGGACAGACTACCTTCAGACTTCAGAAAAAGGAAGACAACTATATCAGCGTGGTACGCAGTTGGTTGAGGATGGTATAGCTAATGATGAGAATGTAAAGAAGATATTCGATGCTCAAATGAAGAAGTACCCGGATAACCGGGCACGTGCTATCAATGAGACTATGGCTATTCTTATTGGTAACAAGGGTGAGGTAATTGTCAATCAATCTGTAAAGTCTAACTTTAAGAATTGGCTGCTTGATGTCTTTAAATTCATCAAAGAGAAATTCAAGATGTCAAAAGACTTGACTGCAGAAGATGTTCAGAATCTTACTCTTGATGGATTTATTGAGACCGCATTAGCAGACATATTCAGCGGTGAGGAAATCTCTCTTACAGAGGCTCAGAAGAAGTCTCTGAAGAATCCTGATGCCATGTTCAGCAGCACTCAGTCCATGCAGTCAATCATCCAACAGGCACGTGCTAATGGATTCTCTGATGCTGCTATCAAGCAAGTACTATTGAATCGTGGATTCAGAGCCAATGACATTAAGAACGCACTTATAGTTAATATAGATGTTGATACTAATTTGCCTCGTGAGTTTGCTAATATTCAAGGTGGAATTGCAAAGGGCTATCAATTGTTTACTGACATTCGTGCTCAACTGCAGCGATTTGCACACTCAGGTCCTCGTGGTGGTATCCGTAAGGAACAAACCAAAACATGGAGTGAGATTCGTGAGAAGGCTATTGAGTTGCTAAAGGCACATCCTATATATCAGGCTCAGTCAGATGATATACAGGTAAATACAAATACGCCTTTGCCTCCTGCTTTTGCTAATATAAAAGATGGTCTTCAATTATTTACTGATGTCCTTACTGAATTGAAGCGTTTCTCTAACCTTAATGCAAGAGGAGTTGTAGGTAGAACTCGGACAAAAACTGCCGAAGAAATTAGAGCTAAAGCGATTAGTTTGTTAAAAGCGCATAGAGTATACAAAACTCAATCAAATACTGTTCAGATGGGATTGATTAGTGCTTTTGATAGAGCATTAGATGCACGACCAAGTACTGTTCAAATGGAATTGATTAGTGCATTTGATAGGACTCTTAATACTTCAGCCAATACGAATGTAACCCGTCAGATAGCTGCCATCAGAAATAATCTTCGTCAGCGTAGGATTGGTGCCAAAGAATTGCAACAGGCTAAGATTGCAGTTAAGAACCTTATACGTTCTGTACTACCTAAGTCTGATACATATTCTCAAGTTCAGATAAATAAACTCATCTCAATCATAAGCAATGCAACTGAAGACACAATACTTGCAGATACCGAAAAGGTAATGGCTATTGTTCAGCAGCAGAGAGCCAAGATGAAAACATCTGTAATTGAGAATATGATGAAATTGGTTATCAAGAAAGCTAAAGTTTCAATTGGCAAAAGTGGTAAGCGTAGGGGGCGTGGTCTTGATGCAAGAGGTCAACAATTCTTTAAAAATATAAAGTCTATTCTTGAAGCAGTAGTAAAAAATGATACTGAATTCATGACAAAATTAGCTAATGAGTTATTAGATGCAGATAGTAAAGGGCTAATTGAGGAAGCTATTCAAAAAGAATTGCTCGGTGAACAACTTACTCAAGATGAGATAAAGCTTATTGATAAAGCATATGCATTTGATACTTTCGGGGACCTAATGACTATGGAGTTGGAAGATGTTCAGCAGTTATATAATGAACTTCAGACGGCTCGTGCTGAATCAATCATGAGATTAAGGACTCGCAGAGAAGTTAGGAATTTGAAATACAAGGCTATAAATAAACAAGCCACTGACCAAATAGCTGAGTTGTATCCTGAATTATTTATATCAGAAGTTAAAGATGTAGCTTTATCAAATGATAAGATAGCACAATTAAATGTAGGTGAGAATGTGCTTATTCAAGATACTTCATCCCCAAATCAACCTAAGATAAAAGCAGTTGTAAAATTCAAAGACCCAAATGGTTTGTATGTTGATATTACAGATGGGTCTCAGATTTATAGAATTGTATTGAATGGGGGTCAAAATAAATTTAAAGTTTTAAAAACAGAAACTGTAGTTAGAGAAAAGACTAATGGTGAACTAACACAAGATAGGGCTGCTATTAGATTAGCTTTCCAAAAACTACAGATATGGTCAGGGTTTAAAAAATTAGCTGCTCGTTGGAATTTCACTACGATAACGGGTATGAAAGACTTTATGCGTAACCGCATTCTTCATATAGGTTCATTGATGAATCTATTTGATAATGATGCAAAGGGTTTGACATTCTTCCGTGATAACATCTATCGTCCACTAAACAGAATGGATGAGAAGTCTAAGGTAGGATACTTCTTAGAGATGACTAACTTAGATGCTATGGCGAATAGCATACCCGGAATAACCAAAGGGTATAAGCAGATTCGTAATATGCTTCAGACAGGTATCCATGAGTTTGTTATCAATGGTGGAAAAGAGATATATAATGCAGACAAATTATTACGCATATATGCTCTATCATTAAATGATGACCAAAACAAAAAACTAAAAGCGATGGGGTGGAATGATGCTCAGATACAGAAGATTAAAGACATCGTTGGTCCTCAAGCTATAGAGTTTACAAATAAATTAGTTGACTACTTCAGCAACGATTACTATGAATCAGTAAACAAAGTATACTCTAATGTTAATGATGTAAACCTCGGATATATATCTAACTACTTCCCAACAATCACACAAGCAAAGAAGGTGAATAAGGATATGTTAGATAACGGGGACTTCAGTGGCATATTCAATGCTGAGACTGCTCCTGCTTTGAAAGAACGTACTGATAAAACAGGAGTAATAGAATTGAATTATGACTTTACAGATGTAGTAGAGAGTCACTTTGTGACCATGGAGAAGTATAAGGCATATGCTGAAGGAGTAAAAGACATGAATGCGATATTTAATAATGATGCATTTAATGTTCTTCTTGAAGAGTCAGGATTGCAGCAAGTAGTTAGGCGTTCAGTAAACTTTGCTATCACGCCAAATGCAGGACAGAAAGAAAAACAAACTGCACTTGGTAAGATGATGACTAAGTTTACGGGGTATGCACTTTCATTCAAAGCCATTCAGATTTTGAAGCAAGCTACTTCTTTTATAAACGCATATGAGGATTACAGATACTTTTCTAAAGACTCAAGAATACCAAAAGCAATTCAGGCTCCTATAGATATGATGATGTTTATGGTTGATAGTGCAAAGGTTATTGCAACTCTACCAAAACAAGTACGTAAAGCTTATGGTATGTCTGCGAATGTAAGAGACCGTATGCTTAAAGGTATTGAGGGAGATGTATATGGTCTTGAAACAGGCTCAAGTGTATTTACGCCAATCAATAAGCGTACTGATATATGGGCACGTGCAGTCCGTGCATTCAAGACCGGTGCTGCGGGACCAACTGTACTCGGTGATATTCTCGGAGTGATGGGATACATGGTTAACTATAACCGTAACATTGCAAATGGTATGACTGAGGCTCAAGCGTTAGAAGCATTCAACAACTATAACGCCACTGCTCAAAGCCGAAGAGGTACAGAGAAGAGTCCTATTCAACAGAATAGTTCAGAGATGGCACGTGCATTCACAATGTTTGGTAGCACTACTTTCTTGCAGATAAATAAAGTACTTACTGCACAGACAAATATATTCCGTGCAATAAAAGAAAGAAAGATGCCAAGTTCAAAAGACATTCGTGCTTTTGCTATCAACCTTGGAGTGGCTAACGCATTGTTTGTTGGTACATCTAATCTTGCTAAATATATTAAAGGAGACGATGAGGACCGTGAAGAAGTAATAAGACAAATGAAAAGGGCAATGCTTGGTCTTAATTTGATTGAGTCAATTCCTCTTGTCGGAACAGCAGTAGAAAGTGCATTGTCTTATATTGAAGGAGAAGAAGGTCGTAGAGGTGATGGTGTAGTCAACCCATATATGCAGATATATCGTAAGATACAAAAAGCTACTGAAGAAGATACCACATGGGGTATGGTGCAACCTGTTATCGAGATTACTATTGGAGCACAACTTGACCCATTCATTGGTCTATATAATGGGTTTGCTGAAGGGTTTGATGAAGAGGCAATGTACGACATACTTGGTATTAGTAAGTCTTATCGTCCAACTCAAGAGAAAGAAGGGAGTGATACGCCACAGAATAAGCCTATGACTAAAGAGGATATGAAGCGTTACTATCCGGAGATGTATGAGCAATTGTATGGTCCATACTCTAACTCATTAGAGTCAGACCCTGCATATGAAGCTTATAGAAAAGAGATAGATGCAGAACTACAAAGAGCCAAAGATGCTGCACACGGGTATGTGCCAAAGGAAAAATAAAAGTGAGTGTCTTTGAAGACACTCACACATATCTGATATACTTTAGAGGTTTCTGTTTGTCGTAGTATACCATCAACTCTATGTCATTGGCAGAGCCTGCTCTCGGATTTCTTCCACCTAATCTTAGGGTGCCCTCTAATTCTTTTAGCTTACCATAGATTATCCCATCGTCACAAGCCCATATGATTGTTGGGTTCAATCTCTTTGCCCAAAGCTTCGCTATCTTTTGAACGGATACGGGTAATGGGTATGCCATGCTAATATTCTTTAGCCGTCCCTTTACCTCAACGTAAGCAATGAGATTGTTATCCTTATCGAATATCTTGAAGTCAATGTCATCAGGACTTAGCTTCTCGAACCTTCCCTTGAAGATGGATACAAATCTTTCGATTGCTTTTCTCTCACGTATCAGGTCCTGCTCTGTCTCAAAATGTTTTGTCGCCATGGTCTCTCAGATATTCAAGGTACTCAATTGCCGACTCAACTTCATCCTTAAAGTCTTGATACTCTCGGTCAACAAGATGCTCATAGATGCCATCAATGCATCTGTGTATTTGGTTGGTGTATATGACTATGTTCCTTGCACGTTTTTGTTCACGTGTTCTTGACTCTGACTCGGATATACTTATGTGTACTATCTCGAAATTCAGAACCAACTGATGGGCGTTATGTTTTTTGTTAGCCAATTGGATAAACTATGTGACTTCGCTTTTTATGTATTTGTTTTTGTCTATCGAATCTAAGTACTCTTCCAATCCTATTTGCTCTATATCAAGAAATGTTAATGCATCCTCTTCAGCATTGGTATACTCAATCTTAAAGAAGAACGGAACCTCCTGCTTTACTACACCTGATATTACTGCGAACTTTCCGGACTCTGTCTTTGGAAAGTTATCTATATTCTTGAGCAACTGACTAATGATTTCATCAGCAATGCTTTCTTCAATAGCTGCAATTCTGCTATTGAACCAATGCTCTAATACATATTTAACATTGTCACCCTCTAAAAACATCAACTTTAATCCCATGGTTTTCAATCTCTTTTATTCTATACTTCTGAAGGGCAGACAACCTTCCATTAGGTGTCTTTACTTCTACAAAAATAACATCAGATTCTTTTGGTATGGCTATCAAATCAGGTACCCCATTCTTATTGGTCTTAGTAAGCTTGATAACGTAGTATCCTTGGCTCTCAAGTTCTTTGATTTTCTTAGATTGTATTTGCTGCTCAGTCATATGTTCAAGAACCGTTTACAATATTAGCAAATCTCTTTTGAAATGAGATAGGGTATAGTCTTTTTTCTTGGACACGGCTTTGTATACCATGTCCTCAATACCACCATTAGAGAATATCCAATAGATTTTATTCTCAAGTCTATCCTTGGTAGTCATTCTATCCCTGCTCTGCCAATAGCTTGTGGCACTGAAGTCAATGTTATAGTACACGAGGCAGTCAGCCTTCTTCAGCGAGATGCCTTCTCTTCCGGATACAATCTGTAACGCTATGTGTTTGTCGGTGTCTTCAAAGACACTGAGTTCAGTTGTTAGCTTATTACCAAAGACTTCCTGAAGTGCAGTGAGTTCTTCTTTGAACTTGTAGAAGATGCCAATCTTCTGATACTTGAATCGTTCCTTGATGAACTTGGCTTTGCTCAAGTCTATCACCATTGATTTCCCACTCTCAAACTTTATGGTACCACTATACAATTGGTGCAGTTTGCTCATGAGTTTCACGGGAGTATCACCCAAGATAGTCTCACTCTTACCCTCAACCACCAAATCTTTTTTGAGTTTAGAAATTAACTTATAAGTTGATTCTTCCAAATCCACACGCAATACTTCCTCTGAAGTTTGGACTACGAACCCTGAGTCTACTTGGGACCATCTAATTGTGCAGTGCACCATAGCATCCATTATGGTAGGCAAACCATTCGAGTAGTCATTAATCAATACGCCATTGATTTTCTTCTGAGTTTTCTTTACGTAGTCATCAGCGAACCGATAGAAGTTTGAGTACTTTTTGAATGGGTTGTTCGGAATGCCATATACCTGATGGTACATTTGAGAGTATGACTCAGGAGTTGGGGTACCCGATAGCAGTATCACTCTGCTATTGTTATCCCTAACTAAATCTCTCACCTGCATGGACCTTAGACTTGGCTTTGGGAATGCACCCATGCCGTGTGCCTCATCACATATGATTACATCCCACTTTACTTTAGGTAGCTTGTGTATGCTCTCATAGTTCATGACGAACAGTACGTATGATGGGCACAGTTTATCTGAATCAGCAGTGATAGAATCAATTGCTTTCTTCTTGGTCAGGAACAATACATTCTCTACGTTTGGAATATTATCGCAGATGCTTAGGCTTGTTAGAGTCTTCCCCGTTCTAACTTCCATCGCAAGATACACGAACCCGTGCTCATTGATGATTTCTGCTGCCTTTGAGACAATACTTTTTTGATAGTCTCTTAATTCGATTTGATTATTCATTTCTGTTTCGTGTAGTTTTTGGTAGTACTCAATGCTATTGCTGAGTCTATCCATTGTTTCTTTGTCTGTCTTATGTTTAAGAACTTGTTTGATTACGTATGCTCTACCATCCAATACCTTGATGTCCTTTGTCTTGGTGACAATTTCATACAAGGTATTGCAATGGTTTAACATCTCAAGGTTGGAATAGCCGGGCTTTCTGTCAATGACATTCAGCCCTTTGTAGTCCATCATTAGTCTTGGCTTGTAGGATAATCTGAGTCAGTTCTTTTACGGATACGAATCCATCTGCCTTGTTGGTCTCTGCCATCTTCAGGTAGTACGCCTTCTTTGTACATGGCATATGACACAAGCCACTTGTAGAACTTTGTTCTGCTGATAGTCATCTTGGCTTTAGGTCCGTAGTCAGGGTACTCAGTAATGAACTCCAAGTATAGGTCCTGCTTGTATCGTTTCTCTCCTGCGTCAAGCAATCTGTTTGGCTCCGCATTATCTACCAATCCACACCATTCAATAAAGTCATGGCAAGTCTCAGCAGATAGCTGACGAATCTTCAGGTTAACGAACTTAGACTTAACAAGACCCGTGTTCAAGTATCCTTGAAGACACCCAATCATGTAGTTATCGAACTGACACCACTCATCATCATCCCAATCTCCGAACATAAGTTTACCAAACTCATCAAGTGGGGTGAAGTCTTTGGAGTAGTACTGATGCAGTTCAAGTTCCCACTTCCTACGTGCGAATGAATTGCCTGCACCTTTGATTGCATAGTTGGTGGTGATAGCTATCTTCGGTGACTTGCTGAATGGAATCTTGATAGCATCTTTGTTCTTCTTCTCAAGCGTTAATCCCTCAGTCACAACACTGAACAATCGTTCAAAGTCAAAGTGCTTCTTCACATCATCGAACACGAGTATCTGTGTATCTGCTGATACCAACTGATAAGCGAATGACCGTTCAAATGTGAATGACTTACCATCAATGGTAACCACCTTCTTCATCTGACTCAGCGCATTCATGAACAATCCCTTACCCGTTCCACCTTCAGGGTTGTCGCTGATGACTTCATCATTGAGGATAACCGCAGGGCAATAGGATAGGTTCTTGTGTGCGTGTAGCAGGAACCCAATGGTAGACTCCATGGAGTGCACACGTGTCATGTCATCACCGCAAATGTTCTTAACGAACTTCTTGAAGTTGCACTTCTCTGTAATGCCACACGCAGTGAATGTCCTATCAATGATGTGGTCTTTCCATACGTACCCACCAAGGTCAAGGTAGTCAATGGGCACCACGTTGTCCTTGCTAATCTTTACTGCGCAGTTGCGGTAGTATAGGTATGATGTGTTCTTGGTATCCTCAATGAAGTAAATGTCTATGGTATTCAGCATTGACAAGAACTCTTCCTTAAAGAACCTTGTGTTATCAGCGAAGTAATTGTATACCGCAGTGTCATCCAATTCCATAAGGTGGTTGAGCACGAAGTCTTTTATCTCCTTCTCCGATGTGTGGTCAATAAGGTTGTTCGTTACTTTTACAAACACGTAGTTCTTACCACCTTCCGGACAATACTTATAGAAGCCATTGTCCTCTAAGAAGTGCTTGAATAGTATGTGCTCAATCTTTACAACGCCTTTATCGTTCTTGGTCCAAAAGGTTTTCTTGGCATTGTCCTCTTCGATTTTGTTGAGCACTGACTCTATAGTGTCGGAGTCTAAGTCTGAGTCTTGCAACTGACTCCGCACTTCCTTTTTTGATACGCCCCTTCTAAGCTTGGCACGGATTGAATTGATACGTTCTTCATCCTCGTAGTATTTAGTACCAAAGTTCTGAGTCTTAGCGTATGCTGAGTCAATGGTTCTTTGAATCTCAGTGAGTGAGAAGTCATCACTTACATATTGGTTAAGTATGTATGAGGCGAGGCTCTTGTTTATACCGAAGTCATTGAACGCAGATGCAAGTATGTATACATTGGCATTGCGTTGTCCTTCTAACATCGGGTACTTCTTGGTCCACCACTTTACGAGTATCTCTACAATCTTATTCTCATCTGTGATTGGAATTGTAGGTGCATCTCGGTGCTTTGTTACCTCATTGTATTCTGACTCTTCAATTGTATCCCATATTGATGAGTTCTCGTTAATGTAAATTAAGGGGTCATAGGACTCATAACAGACACGACTGATGTTCTTTGATGTCTTATCAAAGTAAGGTGAATTAAAATGCTTCTCAAGGCTATTAAAATAGTTTGTATGACCATCTATGTCTTCGGGTATCTTGACCAATACTTTCAGACCATTACCTGAAGGACTGATGAATACGGAGTAAACGTATTTGCTTTTGCTCAGGTTCTCTTTATCCTGCAGTAGTTCTTTCTGTTTGTCGTAACCATCAAAGTCTAAGCATATCAATCCTGAGTGCTCAATGATTGCGTTGTCTGCTCTCTTGTTGAAGGTACCACTGAAGCAGATAGCAGGCAGGTCTTTCTTCAGTTCATTTCGTTCTTGCTTTCTTTTCTCTAAGCGAATCTTTTTAACGAGGTCTTTAGATGCACCGTCCTTGACTCTCTCAAGGATACTGATTACATCACGATGGAATGGAGTGCTTGTCTCCTTAATGTTTTGGAATATTGTGATTTGGTTTGGCATATGTGTGTCGATTTGATTGTCGATTTTCGTATCGCAAGCTACTGATAAATAAGCATTGTGTCAATAATGTCAATTATTTTTTTCTTTTATTAAACAATAAA